ATTCGGCACGGTATGAAGGTGAGCGAATGGCAAAGATCGAAGTTGAAGATGTGCTGAAGTATTGCAAAAGTCAGATACTGCGAGAGGAGGTCGAACGAGACAAGCGGGATAAGCGACCGTTCGCCGCATCAAGGGAACAAGATGCGCGGGCCGCGATTGATGCCTACGAATCGGTGATCCGATTCCTGACCGGAGGCAATCACGTATGAACCAATGGGCGACCGTATTCTTGACCGAGATAGTAGCAATCATAATCGGCGTGTATATCGCCGCTGTTCTTTATGCGAGGTTCCCGGGATGAGTTTCTTATCACGTCGCAAGCAGTTCAAAGGGATAGGTAGCCAACCGAGAACCGTGGCGTGGACACAGGCGGCAGCCGACTTCCATAATGCACACGATACTTGCGAGATGTGCGGGTCAAAGGAAGGTTCGCTTAATGTTCCTGATGCCAAGTTGGACGGCGCAACCGGAGATCAGTGTCAACTCGAGGCACACGATGTTCTACCGTACCACAAACTCACAACGGCACAACAGAACGACTATGACTTCATCTTGGCGAACTTCATAATGCTGCATCATTTTGAACACCACAGGTTTGCTCATGGTTGCGATCCCGAGTGCTGGCATTATAACCCGAACATACGGCAACTCGCCGCACTGATGCTTGCGGCACGATCGAGTTGTGTTGAGTAGGTGATTGAATGACACTCGCAAAGGATGTTAAACACGGCAAAAAGATCTACAAGATCTACAAGATCGACGACGTTAAACCACTCGGCGACATCAACGACGACAACGGGCCGATCACGTTCACTATAACAACGGACGTCCGCGACAGGGATCGTGACATCGTTGATCCTGCCGGAGTTATGGTCGAGAACTTCACCACAAACCCGGTGATGCAATGGGCGCACAACTACGACGAGATGCCTGTCGGCAAATCTGTATCGCTGGTAGCGACCAAGATCAAGGCAATCAAGGACGGCGCAACAGTTGAACAGAACGCGATACAGGCAAAGGTCGTATTCCAACCTGATACCAATTACCACGAATCTTATGCAGGCATTCGCGGGTCAATGATTCGTCGAATGTATCTGACAGGATTCCTCAATGCCGTCTCAATAGGCTTTGATCCTATGGAATGGGAGGACATCGAGGAAAAGGACGAAGGCAAGAGCGCCATTATCGCATTTAACGACGGAACAAGGTTTACAAAGTGGGATCTATTAGAGTTCTCCGCAGTTCCGGTACCTGCGAACCCGCAAGCATTGATTGACAGGTCAAAGTCGTTCGGTTATGACGAAGCCAAGTCTATGCTCAAGGCGTGGACACCGGAAGCAATCAAGTTCTGTACGGGCGATGATTGCCCCCTCAAGGAATCGAAGTGCGCTCACATCACCGAGATCACGGAGCGGATTCGGGAACGTGAGGAGGCAAAGACATGACAATCACGGACACTGACAAGAGTGATTTACAAACCGCAATCAACAAGGAGAGTTTGTCGGATCTGTCAGCATATCACCGGCGCTTGCATCAATTTGCAGCGCAAGGCAATTTGATGACAGGTTTTACACAGGCCGATATGAATTGGCTTCACTCTCGAGTTGAAACGGCGATGTGTGCGTGGCACAAGAAGGACGACCCGCCGACTAAATGCGCCGATCCTTCTCCTCTAGAATGGAAAAAAGGATTCGGCGGAACGGAGGCAAGTATGAGCGAACAAGAAACGAAAGTATATGAGGATAAGATCGCCGGACTCGAGGCGACGATCGCCGAACTTAAAGCAGGGCGCGTCCTGAGTGCGGCGAACGAAGGCGATCTTAGGGACGCAGTAGCGGCACACAACTCCGGCGTCAAATTGACGAACGGGGTATTGAACCAAGTGACAGGTACACCCGGACCGGGCGGGCCGGGATCGAAACCAAATCAAGGCGACAATCCTGCGCCGAATCCCGACGCGGGAGATGCGACACCGGCATCAGGCACGAACGCGGCGTCGCCCGATGAAACAAAGGGCGAGATTGCTACTGTCCCCGCAGTAGTGACAGAGAACACGGAACCGATTGTCGTCGAGACTGATAAAGGGGAATCTGATGATGACATTATAGTCGTCGATGAGGATGAGTTGCGGGCCGTTCTACAAGGCGAGGGCGGCGAAGTAAAAGACGAATCTGACGACGAGATTGTTGTTGTTGACGAGGACGAACTACGAGCAGTCCTTGAAGGCAACGGCGCGGAGGCATAACATGGGCGAAATACGAATGACTCGTTCTCAGTTGAACGATCTCATGGGCAAAGATGGGATCAAACGAGAGACGAAGTACACACGGCAACAGCTTCAAGATATGTTCTTGAAGCGAACTGGACAAACAAAAGACGAACTCAAGGGTCAAACCCATGAGGCAATTGACCGACAGAACCTTGCGATCCGCACGGCACTCGCAGGCGAGGAACAGTATGCGGAAGCAAACAAGTTTGAAAAGGTCGATCCACTTGGCGGACTTATAATCGCATACGCGAACGCCAAGGGTAACGTCAGGGATGCTCACTTTTGGGCGCAGCGGAAGTTTGGTGACAAATCCAAGATCACCAAGGCGCTCGAGGTTGCCATTCCAACCGCAGGCGGCATGATGGTTCCCGAGATACTCTCGGACGAAGTGATTGAACTCTTGCTTGCCGCGACGGTCATGCGATCAATGGGATGCACGATCATGCCTCTTGTCAACGGACAACTGAGCATCACACGGCAAACCGGCGGCGCAACGGCAGCGTATCTCAGCGAAGGCGGGAACATCACCTACTCGCAGCTACAAGTCGGACAGATTAACCTACAAGGTCACAAACTCGGAGCAATCACGGCGATCTCAACTGATCTCCTTGACTTCTCACAACCGAACGTTGACCAAATGGTTCGCAACGACATCGTAAAACAAATGGCATTGAGAGAAGATCTTGCATTCATCGAAGGTAACGGCGCACTCGCCACACCTGTCGGAATGCGGAATCAGATGACTGCGGCAAATGCAATCGCAATGACCGCAACTCCATCGGCAGTAACGGCAACAACCGACGCCGCGAGAATGGAGACAGTTCTCGACAACGCCAACGTACCCAACACAAAGCGAGGTTGGATAATGCGGCCGTCAAACAAGAACTGGCTCGCACAAGTGAGGGAAGCAACAGGCATGCTCGCGTTCCCAACAGTACAGGCGAACAACACATTTTGGGGACACCCAATCGCAACCACGACTCAACTGAGCATGGACGCACCGACAACGAACTACATCTATCTTGCCGAGTTCCCCGAGATGATTATCGGCGATGCCATGACGATGAGAATCGACGCTTCGACCGAGGCCGCTTACGATATGAGCGGAACCTTACTCTCGCCATTCAGCAGAGACGAGGCAGTTATTCGTGCGATTCAAATGCACGACTTCGGAATGCGACATCCCGCATCCGCCGCTGCATTAACCGGCGTGACATGGGGCAACGTCTAATCGAATGGCGTTATCAAACGGAGGAAGTAACATGGCATGGAAAAGTGGAATGATTGGACAGGCGAGGATCAAGCAGCCCGAGAGCGGCCCGGTGACACTCACCGCGTCCGGCGCCGGTTCAACGATCACCTCAACACCGACGGCATACGCAATCGGAACCAACAAGGCGTTTAACGCAGTCAGGGCGATATTCCCGTTCATTAAAACGGGAGGCGGCGGCGCGGTTGCAGTTCAACTCGAGTTGCAGTCCGACAGCGGGACATCGAACGCATATCAGAGTGTCTCGTTGCCTTCGTATGTTGCAGGCACGGCGAACGCTCCAACGATCACGCCTGTCGGCACGGATGCGGCACATGGATACGTCGCCACGACAGGGCCGGGTGTTGTTGAAGCAATGTGGGATCTTGACAATGTCAAGGTCAACGCGAACCTCAAGATAAAGATCTCGGCAACGTTCGTCGCCGCGTCAGTTGATGCAGTGGTCGGAACACCTTTGCTCGAGTTCTTCAACGCTCGAGAGGAACCACCTACGTCGACAACCGAGGCAACGTCAGCATAAGGGGACAATAGTCCCCGCTCCTTTTTTAAAAGGAGGTCAAAATGCAATTAGTCAGATTTCTAAAGGAATATAACGGTCACACAAGCGGCTCGTATCAATGGTACGACGAAGTTATGGCGGGCAACTTGATTAAAGGCGGCACAGCGGTCGACGCAACCAAAGAATACCTCAAGGCAGTTAATCCAATGAAAGAAGAGGAAGTCGAGGAAGTAAAGGCAATGAAGGCAGTTGACGCACCAAAGAAAAACAAAATGGTTCGTTCACCTGTTAAAAAGAAGTGATGCGTCATGCCCGGAACTTCATCACGAACAACACTCGGGCCGAATTGCGTCGACACGGAACAGATCTTTGACGGCGCGGTAACTGCCCCGAAGTTAGATCCAAGTATAGTCGGCGTTCTCCCGTTGATAGTAACAACGGCACAGCGAAAGGCGCTCACACCGACGACAGGGCAACAGGTCTACGACACGACGCTTAATCAGCCAGTTTGGTATAACGGCACGGCATGGACTGACGCAACCGGAACGCCACTCGTCGGGGGATAATGCCCGAGACTCAGTATATCAAACCGCAAGAACGCGGCGGCATTGGATATGAGTATGAGGTATTTGACCCAAAGGTCATCATTAAAAACAATACTCACCCATTCCCGCATGAGTACCACAATTGCTCAACGTGCAAGCGTTCAAGTTGTCAAACAACGCAGCCGCGAGGAGTACAATCGTGGTGCGGGTTTAAGATGAAGTGGCAAATGGAGCGCAAGGATCTATTTGACAACGGTTGTCCGGCACACCTTCGCAAGATCCCAAGGGCGGACATCTAAAAGGAGAAATTAACATGGTTGGAACTATGTATGAAGGCGGGCCGCTGAGAATGGTCGGACATCCGACGGAGCGAATCAATTGGCTCACGGACACGATCAAACTCGCACTCGCTAAATCATCAACGAACTCGCCGACGTATGTCCCGAGTAACGAGACTGAGACCAGTTATACCACGATCGCGGCGGCAATGGAGACGACCAACGGCGCGGGCGCAGGTTACACGGCAGGCGGACAAGCGGTCGCAACGCCAACACTCGGGATGATAACGGATTCTGATGACGGGTTACGCTATCTCAAATACAACGGGACAGCACCGGCCCCGTGGACATCATCGACGTTTGTGACTGAGGGCGGCGTGGTCTACGACTTCACGGCGACAAACAAGCCGCTGATATGTTATCTTGACTTCGGAGTTGAGAAAGACGTCACTGCCGGAACTCTGACGGTTGTATTCGATGCGAATGGAATCTGTCGACTGAAAGTAGTTTAATCGGAGATACGAATCGTGGCTCTTGCTATTTACTACACGTTCGCAGCGGACTCGGAGACCATAACAAACTATGGCAGCGGCGGCCCGAGTGGCAACGGTGGAGCAAATTTCTCCGGTTGGCACGCGACCAACGCCAACGGTGCGCCTTATCCTTATTACGGGCCGTTCTCAGCGGGCGGCGACGCGATTGTAGTTGCGAGCACCGACTACAACACCGCAGGCACGGGCGCATTCGTTCACTCTTGGGAGATCGGCTTCTACTATAATGGCGCAGGTGTCAACGGAACAATCTCCAAGATCTACGACAAGGCATGGGGCGCATACTCGATCTATATCCAAAACGGGTATATCCTATTCCTCCGTGCTGGCGCGTCCGCCGGGTCATCGGTCTATTGGTCATCGAACCGGGCGCTCACCGCGGGCAAGACCTACTACATCCAAGTTTCGGTAAACATCCCCGCGAATCCGCAGTCGTGCGCCGCTAGTAACGTGAGCATTTGGGTTGGGGCGACTCCATCGGGCGGCACGCCTGTCGCACCAACGGCCACGTCGGTCGCAATGACAAAGAACTGCTCCGATTCATCGTGGCATAACACCGACTCCGGGTATCAGGCAGCGATTGGCAACTGTTCCGCAGGATGCACGAATTACAACATAAACTTTGATTTGATTGTGTACCGCGAGTACAGCGCCGAGGCTAAGAATTGGGCGTCGTTCTCGGACTTCGCAGCGGATTCCGTTCGATGGAATCCTTCGGTCGCAACAACGATCTCGGCCACTCCAAACACACTGACACCAATCCTCGGTCAGATCTACGAAGTCACCGGCACACTCCAAACAACGGCAGGCGTTAAACTCGCAGGCAAAGCACTCAACGTTTGGTACACGACCGACGAGGAGACATGGCATGCGGAGGTTGGGTATTGCACGACCGACGCAAACGGCAATTATTCGTACGAACAAACGGCCATCGCACTCGAGGACGAGTATGTTGTCTTTCCCGGTGACACCGGCCACGGAAGTTCAACGAGTACGATCTTTAAGAGTCGTGGACAGAAGATGCCGATGAGTATCACGATGTCCGCGAGCACCACGACTCCGGCGGTCGGCTCACTGTTTGGACTCTCCGGCGTGTTAAGCGGAATGGGTGTCGGCCTCGACTCGGCAAGCATCAGATTATGGACAGGAACGTCTCAGTCCGGGCCGTGGACTCCGTCAGGTGGGGCGATCGCCGCAACGACTGACCCGAGCGGTGAATATACGATTGATGTCACTGCGGTCGCGGGCGTGACGTGGTACGGGGTCAGTTATGACGGCGATGCGACACACCTTACATGCTCATGTTCACCGACTGCAATTGCGATCACAGGCGCGAGTGTTAGTCAAACAGTGAATGCGATCTCTCCTCCCGATATGGCGATAGCAACTTTGCCACTCGGGACTGCGGGCGCGTGGATAGCATTGCCAGCGGTCGTGCCTGCAATGGAAGCAACGGCGGGGGCAAACCCGACAATAACGATCGGTTTTACCGTCACGACGACCGTCGTGGGAATGGAGATCGATACTGTCATCGTATATTGCGATGTCATGCACCTCTATGAGTTTGTATTCCCGGCAGTTGCGACAGGCAACGAGTTCACAGCGAGACCGCTGATCGTCAGTCAACTTAGCACGCACGTCAACACTGAGGTCGTCGGCGATTGCGTCGTCGAGACAGAGAACTACACAAGCGTGCAACAATCGGAGACGGCGACGACAACTGTTGTCCCGGCGATGGAGGCGGAAGTTTGCGACGCTTACGGCGTGATTGCCTATAATAAAGTCCTCGACTTTGACGTCGTGGTCATAGATGAGGCCGATGTCGCAACGTATGTGATCGACAGTGAGGATCTCACGGGTATCGTGACCGATTCAATTGATATTGTTGGGGAGGTAGCAACCGAATGAGCATAGGCTATAAAGTGACGGAAGTGGACAGCGGCGGCTTACCAATTACAACGCCGATGGCCGCAACGCCGACCGGCGTGGATATTAACATCGATGAGCGGGCATCGCTGACGGTGAACATCCATTTGTTCACACCTGCCGGAGATCCCCGAGACATCACTGATTATGATATTACGTGGAATGCCACGTTCAACGGGGACATACTGATACCTAAAAGCACCGATGCCGGGAACATCACTCTCGCCGACCCGGTCAACGGGATAATCAACACGTTCAGCATATCATTCTTACCGACTGACACGCCGTTGCCGGACACTAAGACGATCGGCGTGCCGATCATCTATGACCACGAAGGACGACTGACGTATACAAGTCAGTCATGGATTGGGATACGAGGGCGGTTGTTTATCATGCCGTCACAAACATAGGAGGAATAAAAAGATGACAGGGAATCCGGGAGACGCAGGGTATGATCCAAACACTCAAGGAGTGCCAGTTAATATCGTAGCGGGCGGCAGCGGCGGCGGCAGCGGCGGCGCGGTGTCACTCTTGTCAACTGATCCGGGCCTCGTCGCTCTTGCAAATACAATCACAGCCGCAGTAGTCGCAATTCCGGGCTTTAACGGTAGCGTAACGGACGCAGTACTTGAAGCCACGGTAGACCAGCTTGCTCATTTCATAGCGGTTGCTCAAGTAGGGTCAACAACGGTTTACAGTGGTCAAATTGGTTCCGTAGCCGCATACGGGTCAGCTACAACAAACGGTGCGGCGATGACGACACAAACATGTTCAGAGGTAACAATCCAAGCACCGGTGGCAAACACAGTCACGGTTCTTTTTGGCACCTCGCCATCAACATGCTATATGGAATTAGTGGCGGGACGCGATTATACGATTGCCGTTTCAAACGTTAACAAGATTTTCATTAAGAGTTCAACTTCAGACACGACTCCAATGGTGAATTGGATTGCGAGGGCATAAATGAAAACACAGGGATTTGGGGCGCGTATATGTCCTACCGTTGCTCCGGCAGGTGGGGGCTGGACATGGCCGACGTGTTGGCCGACTATTACGGATTGTGCGGCAGGTAATATTGAGCTGGTAGTAAGCGACTTAGGGGAAGCCACGTATGCATTTAGCGCTACGACGAACTCAGGAACGTGGTCGATTACGTGGGGCGACGGCACAACGACGTCAGGGTTAGCAAGTGGCGCGACGGCTCCAACAACACAACACACCTATAGCATCGGCGCAGGCGCAGCGTGTACAGGATATACGGTTTGGAAGGTGACAATCTCTCCTGACACTGGCCACTTCCTGACGTGGGGTGTTGTGATGCACAACTTATCCACTAATAACCAGTATCACCACATCCTCGCCGCGCAGATAGCGGCAAACTCCGCTACCACATTGGGGGGGTTTTATGGCGCATCAGGGCACGTTACCTGCCCGTCGCTACAGAGTTGCGTATTTAGTGGCTCATTTAGTGCGCTTCAGTACACAACTAGCATGTTTGAGTATTGTTACGACCTCCAATCGGTCACGCTCCCGGCATCGCTTCCAGCACTCCTTGGTGCGTCTTCGATGTTTCAAGGTTGTAGTTCCCTTCAAACAGTCACGGTTCCTACGATGGCACTATGCCAGACCGTAGCGAGTATGTTTTCCACGTGCGCATCGCTTCAAACTGTCACACTCCCCGCATCACTGCCCGCTGTCACGATGACGCTAAGCATGTTCGCCACCTGCACGTCACTTCAATCAATCACCCTCCCTACGATGGTGGCACTCGCGACGGCGACGGGCATGTTCAACAACTGCGTGTCGCTTAACCGTGTTACGTTTTTACCTGCTGCGTATGGGGCGCTCATCGGAACCGGAACTATGTTCTCCAACTGCTACTCGCTTGCATCACTCGCACTTCCGAATATGCCTGCTGTTACGACTGCCACGTCTATGTTCTCCGGGTGCTTTTCGTTATCTACGCTAACTAACTTGTCGAACTTCGGCTCTACGGCGGCATCAACGCAGTGTGACACGATGTTTGATAACTGTGAGATGCTTACTGCAATCGCGCTCCCGAATACAAAAGTAACGACACTTAGTATGAAGGGAGCAGCAGCGAAACTTACGAAGTTGGGAACCGCACCAACGTTCAGCGCATCTTCAGTATTTAGCAGCGCTACGACACCGCAACTCGATGTGGGATATACAGGTTTATCTACCGTGCAACTTAACGATTTGATTGCCACACTCCCCACAGGCTTAACTAGCAAGATACTAAGGGTGTACGGGGCGACGGGCGCAGGCGGTTCGTTAAATTCACCCCCCAGCGGGTGGACAATTAACAATACATCATAGGAGTTGAGTTAAAATGACAGGGCATAACCTAAACTGCTTACCAGAATATGCAATGCGAGGCTTTATAAATTGGAGTACTGCGGGGCAAACATTCAGCCCGTCTAACGCAGTTTACGTAGCATTGTTTAAATCGACGCTAACACCGTCACCGACTCATAGGGTGTGGGCAGACCTAACACCCGCAACGTATGAGGCAAGCGTCGGTTTTACCGGGACAGGCTATACATCAGGCGGCCAAGCGGTAACGCTCTCCAACACCTATACGCAAACGGGGGCTGCGTATCCGTACATAGTGGAGTTTTTAACGGGGGCTAACCCGACGTGGACTATAGGCGGCGGCGTTGCGTTTCCGTATCAGTATGCGTATTACTACATCAACGCGACGATAACGCTTGCCGATACAACTACCGTCGTCAAGCCGCTGTTGACATATCAGGATTTAGGAGTAAATTCTGTTACGAACAATGTTATCCTCCTAACAGAACCATCTTTAGGAATAATAAATATGCAAGTTGATTAAGTGAAAGGATGACTACGACTTCATACCCCGGGACTAATGCGTGCGAAGTGAGTCTTAACGCACCAACTATGTCAACGGCTGCGGTAACAGGGTTTAATGTTAATGTAACACCGTTTGACCCAGTTCTCGCGCGACAAAAAGCGATATTGAACTTACCCAATCTCCCTAATTACGCGGTAATAGAAGACTGGCACGATGCTTCAGGTTGGTCGGCTTTCACTACAGGCGCGTTCGACGTAAATGCACCGGCAGCACTTGGGGAGGCATGGGGTGGCGTCGCTTCGTTCATACCAAGTATTAGTTATCCCACTAAAACATACGGCACAAACTTCTCCCTTGGCAACCTACTCCTTTGTCGCATCCGCACCGACGTTCCCGCAAACGTTGCTCGAATTGACATGCGTTTTTCATACAATAACAGCCAATCGAACTACTTTAACCTACAGATAAGCCCTTACTTTCCAAGCACCGCCATAGCAAATCAAACGTACTACTCCGTGACCGGCATCGATGCCGCAACCGTCGTTGGTTCACCGTCTTGGGCGAATGTTAACACCGTCACCTTTTATGTGGATATAAGTGGGCCGTGCACGCTGAAAATTGGGAAGATTGAAACTTACACAATGCCGGCGAGACTGACCATCTGGTTCGATGATGGCTTAGAGGGGCAATACACCAAAGCATACCCGTATATGAAATCTAAAGGCATCGTTGGTACTTGTGCAATAATTGGTTCATTTGTGGACTCAACTCCCGCCGGAACAATCGGGGGGTATATGACGAGTCCGCAACTAAGTGAACTTGTCGCTAATGGTTGGGAGTTAGGAAACCATACATGGTCTCACGCAACCGCTGGCGGTTCAAATGGATTGATAGGGATGCCAATCGCTGCCGCAATAACTGACATCGAACACGGGAAAGCGGCGGTTCAAGTGTTTTCAGGTGGTCAATTTAGCGGAAATTATTTTGTACCACCACATCACAAGACCAACGCTGCTGTTTATACTGAAATTGAAAAGGTATCGGTGTGCTGTGAAGGGACGCCCGGGCCCACCGCGAACGTGCAACCAATAGCAATCCTCGGGGATGTTTACAATATATCTTCAATCCAAGTAGACGGCTTGTTGAACTCGCCAAGTTACATGAACGGGTTGATAGACACATTTGCAGCGCAAGGAAAATGGTACTGCATGACGTTTCACGATATACAGGATGGCGTTTCGGGTGATTATATATACGCGACAGCTGATTTTGAGACGATAATTGACCACATAGCCGCGCTGCGCGACGCCGGAACGATTGTTGTTTCAAACATAACCGATGCGCTCGTAAATCAGGGTTGTTTCTATCCAGAATACAAGAATGTAGTAGAAGCATCCAACAATGAGCCGCTTGTATATCCGGTGGCCCCGAACATGTGTGAATGTATCGGAAACGATGCTAAAGTCGCACCGTACGGGCCGTACGGGGACTTATTCGGGAGCCATTAGATGAGCGCAATAATATCTGACAACGGTTTGCGAATGGCATCGTTCAATGGCGTCTGCAGGGGGGCTCTGGCGACGTTGTTAACTAACTTCCTCGCAGACAGGTGGAGATTCGGGCAGGTGTTCTAACCGTGGCAATTGAGAATGTAGAGTATAGTGTGCCGTTTACGTGGAACGGCATGGATTGGGTGATGCACACGGAGCAGATCAGCGGAGCATATATCGATACAACAACGGACTCCCTTCACCTGTTTATATTACTTGACCCGACGGGAAGTTCTACCGGCGGCCCGTATTGGCCATGGGTCGATCTAATATCCGCCGCACCCGTTCACTATGGCACGTTTCAATGCACAATGACCACGGACATATCGGCGATGATACTCGGAACGGCCGCCGGATTTGCCCCGGGGATGCCAAATCTAGCGTTTGCTATGTACGTTTGTGATGAAAATGTAAAACCGTTCCGTGGCGAGATTGGTATCGAACCATGTCAATGGGGCGATCCTACGTCCGAACCTATGTCATGGCTGGAGAATTCGCCGACCGACCCCGCATCTTTGGTCGGGAGAATAATGAGACCTTATGTTGCCGGGCCGAACGTGACGCACACGCTGACATGGGACTCTTCGTATGTCAAATGGGAGGCAGACGGCGGACTCTCCGGCCATGTTGAGAAGACATACTATAATGATACTACATGCACGTCACCAAAAGACACGGATGGCATGTTCGTGCGGCTGATGCTAAGCAATACACTCAACGGCGGGGATTTTCCCCCGGGACTATCGCAGGTCGAAGTAGTGCTAAGTAGTTTCATATATACGCCGAACCCTTTAACGTGGGGCGGCACACTGTCCCCGAACAAGACGGTTTATCAGGACGCGGATGACCAGCTTCTTTTCGTCATAACTGATGACAACGGAGTCGCCCGCGACATAAGCACCGCGACGTTCAACTTTACGGCGTACCACAATGTAACAGGTGACGTGCTGCAAAAAACACTCGGGTCGGGTCTCGCATTCGGGACGCCATCAAAAGGGCAGATCGCGGTCTTATTCTCTGCATCGGAGATGACAATTCCGGCGTTCATCTATGAGTATATATTGGAGATGACGATCACCGTCGCGGGCGTCACGACGACGAGCATCGAGGCGACCGGCTACCTCACCGTTGAGCCGAACCGGATTCTCGAGGAGACAGCATGAGATGTAATATCCAAACGATCACGCCGCCCGAGAAGTTCCCCGTCGCCCGGGCGGAGATGCTCAACTTCCTCCACATCGACGGCACGAATCCCGATATGATCGAGGACATCGTGTTCGTTGAGGATCTTATCTATGCAGCGACAGAGGCGATCGGTGACTACACGGGCCGGGCATTCATCACACAAACACTCAAGATGATTATGACGCCGACGATTAAACCGTTGATGCAAGCAGGACTCACGACATGGGCGTATGAGGGGTTCCCGCCGGTGATCCCAATATGGCGACCGCCGTGCCAACAAGTGCTCGACATATCGGTCGTCGATCAAGAGGGCGTCTTACATTCAGTTATCCCGAGCACCTACAACATTAATACGGGCTTAGAACCGGCGCTTATTCGTTTGAATTACGGCGCATGGTGGCCGTATTACTTGCACGGTTGGTATCAGATCACATTTATCGCGGGATATGGCGACAACGCGAAAGATGTTCCGGCTCAGATCAGAAACGCAATCCGCATAACCGTCGCTCAATGGTATGCCTCTCGAGAGAACTTAGATTATACGTTGCCAACGCAGGCAGTCGACTTAGTGGATGACTATGCGATCAGCGTCGGCGATTTGACCGGAGTGTGATATGCCTTTTCCTAAAATGAATTGGACTGTACAAAACCCGGGCCTTGCGAACAACTATGTCGCACAGCGCAACAAGGTTCGAATCCGACAACCAAAAGGCACGGTCGACGCCGCGAGAGCCACGCCGCCCGACTTCGAGGATTATCTTGTTGGCAACGGGAACGGTCTTTATGCAGAGATCCAACAACCAACGCCGCAGGATGCGATTCTCGCATTTGAACAGAACGTGAGGATAACGCACTCGATCAAGGTGCGCTATGATTCGAGGATCAAAGAAGATATGCAGGTATCATGGGTTTGGAAGGGCGTCACGCACTATGCTCGTATTCACAGTATCACCGACGTCGAATATCGCCACATTTGGTATCTGCTCAGTTGCGTCGAGCAAACAACACAGGCGGAGGCGTATCAATAGTGGTCGCAACGCAACAAGGCGGCATGGGCAAGATGACCTATTCGGTCAGCGGCGTGCCGGAACTACAAGCGAAGTTTGCAGCGGCCCCGGCAAAGATCCGAATCAAGATAATGGCGGATCTAAACAAATACGGCGTCGTTATTGCCTCGGCACTCCGCGCAAAAGCACCGAAGGATCAAGGCAACTTGCGGGCCGGGATTCACTCTGACCCAATGCTCGCCGCGGGCGACCTTGCAGTCATCACGATCCGCGGAAGTGCATCATACACGATGGCAGTCGACAAAGGAACCGCACCACACTTCCCGCCGTCGGCCGCGCTGGTAGGATGGGCGACACGGCATCCAATGGCCGGAGTCTCACCACAACAGAGCGCATTCCTAATCGCACGGGCAATCTCAAAGCGCGGAACAAGAGCACAGGACTTTATTGACCCGGTACTACTCCCGGCAGAGCGCGAGGTTGCATCGGTTATCAACAAGTCGCTCGGACAGGTGACACTATGACGCTGATCGCTAAAAAGACGGCGCAATGGGAACTGCGGGTAATGCTCGCCACGCTCTTAAACGGCACGATTCAGTTCACCAAGAACGGAGCCTCGTCAGTTGTCCCGGTATTCGAGACGATCCCGAAAGGGATGCCGCTCCCGTATGTATGCCTTGGCGATTGCACAGCGACGAACGAGGAGACCAAACAGGCGTTCATTGATGACTATATCATCGAGATCTATGTGTTCACCGACTATGGCGGAACGATGGACAACCTATCGATCCTCAATGTGGTCTATCAGGTGTTATCAACAGCTTACAACACGGGCGAATTGAATTTCACGCCGCCTTGTGATTTTAACATCGGCATGTTTTGGTTCGGAGCCGAGGAGACACGGCTGCTTGCAGAGGAAGGACTCGCAAAGCGTGTCAAAGAGGAGCTCGAGCAATCTAAAATCGAGTTACAGTTTAGGATTGAACAGGTGCGATAAACCGGGAGGTGCGTTGCATGGCAAAAAAGAAAGATACTGAGAACGCGAAACGGGCCGAGCCACAGAGCGATATGGAGACGCTTTACTATGAGGTCGGCAACCGGCTCGTAGATGAGGGAATTAATGTCAATGTGGACACACTCCCGAAAGTCGAAATAGATAATTTCGGAATGGCGATGATCCCGCAAACAGTGTTCTCGCCGCCTGACTTCCCGCCGTGGACTTTCACGGTGCGGATGACTTGTGTCGTAGCAAAAGGCTATGAGACAAAGACAAGGCTCGAGATCTTAAAGAACGCGGTGAGAGCAGCATTGATGAAAGAACCTCTTGCGATTCGGAACTTCACCGTTTCGGCGGTCGTAGTCAACGAACACAACACAAGAGAGGTCGGAGTTCGGAAGTCGGAACTCACGGTCGCAATAAAGGTCGAACATAAACAAAGGAAGTGATAGAAAGATGGCAGTACCTACATGCTATCCGGCAAGCTTCGAGAACGGAATGGTGACGAGGTTCTACGTCGACGCCAATCTAAGCGGAGCTTCGTCTTGGGTATCGATTGGGGGCGAAACGACCTCCAAGATGAGCGTTAAACCTGCAACCGCCGACGCAACGAACAAAGACAGCGCGGCAGGGTTGGCAATAGCGGTCGGTTACGATTGGTCAGTGACCCTTGATTGTCAATGGAACCTTACTGACCCCGGTCAAATGCTAGTGCGGAACATGCCTCTCGCTCTCGAGATGCGGCGTGTATCTTGGAAGCCTAACGGATCGTCCGTCGGTTATTACGGATACTCGACGATCGGGTGGGACAGCGACGCAACGAACCGAGCCGTGACCAAACTGAGCCTCACCGTGACAGGCTGCGGAATCCTGCAATATGCGTAATCGGAGGCGTTGAAAAATGGCAGCGACAGTTTATACGCCTCAAGTGATGAGCCTTACCGGGCTCGATCTGACCGCGTTGCTTGCCGCAGGGCAAACGCCCGGAGGACTGACCGGAGACTCGTTCGTCAACACTGGCCGCGAGTTCTTTGTGCATATCAACGGCACGGCATCACCGCACACGGTCACGTTCTCGGAGGGTCAGTGTTCTTATGGAGTCGAGCACGACAACCTCGAGACGACCGTGGCAAATGACGCCAAGGCATACGGGCCGTTCGATCCCGCTGCCTTTGGGACTTCAATCCCGGTCGCATTCGACTCGATAACGAACATCAAGGTCTTGGTCATACAGGTTCCGACGGTGTAAGGAGTGAAATAAGATGGTAGATCCAAATATTATAACTCCGCAAGTATCGACGATTGTCGACACCGGAGCACACGTTCCGCCACAGCCCCCCACAACGGGATTAAACCTGACGTGGTACACGCTGATTGCGGCGGACTTTGCGAACGGGATCTCGTTCCCCAATACGGGCCGTGAGGCGTTGCTTGTTCGGAGCACTTCGTCCTCAGTTGTGACCGTGACCGCGCAATGCGGGACGGCTTGCAGCCAAGGATATAAGTCCCCGCAGCACGACGTCATCGGTTCGCTCGCAGCGGGCAACGTGACGCCAACATTTAAGAGTCTCGGGCCGTTTCAGAAGTCCCGGTATAACCAAACAGTAGGTTCGATAGCGCCTGCGGCAAATAGCGTCCTTGTCAACTTCGCAGGCGACACGGCAAACGTTCAGATCGCAGTATTGTCGACCCCGTTGATCGGGGATTAAAGGAGTATAATAAAGAATCGTTATGGCGAATCCTCATAAAGGCGAGGTCGCGGTCGATTTCCATAAGTCAATCGCGGCGAAATTGATTAAACCGAAAGATCATCGGACTGTCTACCTCAAGTTAGATTATAACGCGATGGCCGATGCGGAGTTGCAGTTCCGCGGGAACGAATCGTTGCTTGCAGTTCTAAACAAGAGCGGCGGTGAACATCCCGAGAACGTCAGCTTCCATGATATGCGAGTGCTCTTAGCGTTCGCACTCCGACCGCAGTTCGGCGGGATGACAACGACCCTCGCGGGCAAGATCCTCAATGTTGAGGACTTTGGATACATCATCGAAAAGGTAGGCGAAGCAATCGGTCTTGCATTTGAAGGCACGATCGCGGGCAACGTCAAAGAGGACGGTGATGAGTTTCAGCACCCGCTCGACGAAGTCGAAGGTCTTGAGGAAGGTGAGGAAGCAGACGAAAAAAACTGAGCTCCTTTAAATGGGACGAGATACTCTCAGTTGGCCTCGGCGTTCTGAATCTCTCATACGACGAGATCTTTGCGCTGACGCCATATCAATTTCGGCAAATGTTCCTTGGATGGCAGGATAGAGAACGACATGAAGCTATAAAACGGGCGGAACTCTATGCGACCCTTCACAACGTCAATCGTTGGGATGAGAAGCAAGAGCCGATGCGAATTGAGGATATACTCCCGTGGTATCTCGATTATATCAAGGGCAAGGGAGTCAGTCGGCAACACTATTATGAAGAGCCGCAGTTCACCCCGCAACCGTTGGCCGTTGACATCGTTCCCGAGGAGTTGTTACTTCAAACGACAAGGTCACTCCTCGAGCAGTGGGGCCATGATCCTGACACGACTTCGCCGGAGTCTCCCGAGTGGGAGGAAGCGAATCGAGTCGCTCGACTATGTTGTGGCACTGACCTCACAGGCGAAGGCGGCATGGTCGTCGGACAAGGTGTCGTGATATACAAGGCGGACAAATCGGTTTGGGGCGAAGCTGGCAAACCGCCATGGGAAGTTGAGGACGAGAAAGCAGCGAAGGCAAGAGGCGAATAATGACAATTGGTTCGGTAGGATCTGACATAATTGTCAAGATCGGCGCTGATATGTCAGGTTTGAGCAGTGGGTTCAAACAGGCAGAGTCGGACGCAGGCGGCTTTGAGAGCAATCTTAAAAGCCACGCCGCGACACTAAGCAGCGTCGGAACCGGAATGACTGCCGCTGTCACTGTGCCCCTTGTCGCCATTGGCGCATTTGCAGTTAAAAGTGCAATGACCGTCGACAGCGCATTCTCCACGATGGCGAAGTCGACAGGACTGCAAGGGACGCAACTCACAAGTCTCGAAGGAAGTTGGAAGTCCGTTTATGCGTCCGTCCCGGTCAGTGCTGACACCTTAACGAGTGTCATTGACAAACTCAACAACTCTCTCCACCTCCAAGGCCCGGCGATGACTGAGGCCGCGACCTCGATGGTCAACTATGCCAAGGTGACGGGGACGGATGCCGCGTCCGACACGGACACATTCACGAAGGCGTTGTCAGGCGCGAACATGGGCCTTGCGGCAATACACGCGCCGCTCATGACTATTCCACAACTCACCGACATGATGACCGTTGGATTCCAAAAGACCGGCGTGTCAATCAGTGACATCGCCCCGGCGTTTGACAAAGGCACGGCGGCAATGTCGGCCATGGGTATGACCGTCCCGGCTCAGATCGCACTCCTCGATGGAATGACGCAGTCAGGATTAAAGGCGAGACAGATCGTTCCGATATTGACCGCAGTAGGCCCGGCAGCGAAGGCGGCAGGTGAAAGCTCAAGCGATTTTTGGAATCACATGGTCACGGACGCAAAGGAAGGCGGAAAATACACTGACGCCGAGTCGAAACTACTCGGCAAGAACGCCACGATGTTCACCGCCGCGGGCGTGGCGGGCAAACTAAGCAACGATCAATTGACGGCGTCGATTGCGAACAGCACAGGCGCGACCGCGAAAGCGGCGGAGGCGGCGCAAACGTTGAGCGAGAAGTTTGAACTATTGAAACAGAAGGCGACGCTCGCGTTCGCCCCGATCGGTGAGGCACTTATCGCGATGGCAATGCAACTGATGAACCTCTTTATGCCTCTGTTAAACGTCATCGGCGACCTCGCATCGAAGTTCGGGGACATACCCGCGCCGCTGCAAGACATCCTTTTAATAGTTGGTTTGATAGTCGCAGGGATCGGGCCGTTGTTGATGCTTACAAGCAAAGTTCTGACCACGTTCGACTCAATGAAAAAGACGCTTGGCGATCTGTCGAACATGGTCGGGCCGCTTGTTCAGAAGTTGACCGGGATCACAATCCCCGGACAAACCGCACCGAAGTCAGGTCTCCCGTCGATCGCATCGTCCGCATGTCCTGATCCTGCTTGCTTTGACAAGGTGCTTCAAAAGACGAACGACGAGAAGGCAGCACTCGGCGATGTTAAAGGCGCAGCGAGTGACATCACTCCCGCCGTTGAGGATACCGGAGACGCAGTTGAGGATGTAGGAACACACGCCGGGATCTTGGGCGGAATCTTTGACAACTTGCCCGGGCCGCTGTCATCAATCGCCGGGATGATCCCGGGAATAGGCTCGGGACTTGGCGAGGCAGGTGTCGCAGCGGAAGGCGTCGCAGGTGGAGTCGCCGGAGGTGCGGAGAGTGGCGGATTAATGGCGGCGGCGATGGGTTTGATCGGGCCTGCGTTGGTTCCCGTCTTGGCAATACTCGCCCCGATCGTGGCATTCTTTGGTGTCCTCTATGCGACCTCGCAAACGTTTAGGACTTCGGTCGGCGCTCTCGTAAGTCAGTTCATGGGCCTCGTTGGGTGGGTCAAAGAACTCGTTGGTGATCTAACGAGCATGAACTTTGGTAAGCTCGGAAGCGACCTGACCAGCGGGTTCTCAAGTGGATTTAATATTATAAAGCAAGACATCATGGGCTTCCCGGGAATGATGGTCACAGCACTCGGGGAGGCAGTCACGTCGATCGGCGGCATCGCTGACAAGATCGGCGGCATGTTCATGGGCGCGTTCAACGCCATTAAAAATGTTGATTGGGGCGGAATGGTGAACGGGCTGCTCACCGCGATCGACAACGTCTTGACCGGCTTGCTCAACTTCGATCCGACCCCAATGATTAACAACCTGATAAACGGGATCGGCGCAGCGTTCGATTCACTGTTCGGCGGCGGCGGGGGATCGGCTACAAGTCCGACGGGGACGAAAGTCTCGGGCGGAATGAGCAAAGGATTATCGGCGGGGGTTGCCAAGGCAGGCCCGGACATCCTCGGCAAACTCGGCGACGTCTTTATCAAACTGCTCGAGCTTGTCCCGACGATATTCTCCAAGATCGCAATAGCATTATTCACCGCATTATCAAAGGTCGATTGGGGGCAGGTATTCGGCAAGTTAGGCGGCGCATTGGCGGGCGCATTCGGCGGCATTAATTGGGGAAGTGTGCTCGGAGGAGTATTCAAGACTCTCGCCGCGTCAGCGGTTGCACTCGGCACGGCGCTACTCAACGCACTCAAGGCGGTCAATTGGTTGCAGATCTTCACACTGATATTCGTCACCTTGAAGTTCTTTGGACAAGCGATCATCAATGCGTTTAAGGCGATTGATTGGGGCTCGGCATTCTCCAAGTTAGGCACGGCATTGACAACACTCGGGGGCAATATCGTCGACGGGATGAAGGACATCGGAACGAAGGTTTGGGGATGGCTCACACAGATCCCGGGCAAGTTCATAGATGGATTGAGCACGATCGGCGACAAGATTTGGGGATGGATCTCGGGGCTGGCATTGAGAGAGATCCAAGGGTTCGCAACTATCGGCGACTTCATTTGGAATCTTATAAAAGACCTGCCGCAAAAGTGGATTAACCTCCTCACCACGATCGGAGACTTCATTTGGTCAAAGCTGTCGCCGTTGCCAATGCAGTTTATAAACGGACTCGAGACAATCGGCTCGAAAGTGTGGAGCTGGCTGCAAGGTGTTCCCGGACAGTTCATAAACGGACTGAGCGGCATTGGTTCCTCGGTTTGGGGGTGGTTGTCAGGAATCCCGGGACGACTCATAAGCGGACTGAGCGGCATTGGTTCCTCGGTTTGGGGGTGGTTGCAGGGAGTTCCGGGTCAATTCATATCAGGACTGAGCGGCATCGGAAATTCAATTTGGGGATGGATCAGCGGACTCCCGGCCCGATTCATAAACGGATTGAGCACGATCGGGACACAGATCGGGAGTTGGATACAATCAGGAATAAGCGGCTTTGGTGCGTGGCTTATGACCGCGGCGCAAGGGTTTATCGGCGGCTTGCCCGGCGCAATTCAAGGCGCAGTGAGCGGCCTTGGTGCGTGGTTAATGACCGGCGCACAGGGATTCTTTGGAGGGATTCCGGGCGCATTTGAGGCCGCACTTGGTCAAGTCTCATTTGACACACATATTCCCGGTATAGGTGTCGTTCATCTCGCGGAGGGTGGATACTTCCCGGGAAGGCCCGGCGGTTATTATGCAAACATTGGAGAGGAAGGCGATGAGCTGGTCTTGCCGCGAAAATACTTCGGCAGCGTTGACCCGTCGGTATTGGCTGCGTTCGGAGTCAGCTCAGTCGGCCCGGTTTCGACACCGACAGGCGTGAACCTTCCGGTTGGGTCGGTCAACACCTCGGCCGCAACGTCGTCACAGCCTCAAACAGTGCATAACCATAAGTGGTATGTCTCAGTCGACTCGGAGAACATCACGCGCAAGATCTTCAAGTCGATACAAGATCTCGAGGACTATAATCACATCGGGGCGATTTGATGGAGCAATGGATACTTAAAACGGCGTGGGACTCGCAGGAATATATGTTCAACACTGAGAACACGCCGGGCGATTGGTCTTACGATTCCCGCTATCATCTACTCAAAGGCGCATACGGACACCACGGGATGCCGCGGACATATACATCCGATGTGATCCCAAACATCGCAGGCGAGGAGCTCCGCGAGGAACTTATCGGGAAGCGAGAGCTCTACATGCCGATACGGATTCAAGGATACACGGCAGCCGAGCGGGAACTCAACAAGCAACTACTCCGAAAGTCACTCTCCTATGCTCAGAGCGTTATTGAGTTACAGATCACCAATGAACTCGGTGAGACGCGGAGTTGCTTCTGTAAGTATGAGAGTGGATTCGAGCTCTCTCCCGATGATGCGAACCGCAGCTTCCAATCGATGAATATCCCGTTAAAGATGGTTGCGTTCGATCCTTACTTCTATGACATCGCCGGGAACGCAATCGTGCATGTGACAGCTTACGAGGCTCCGGTCAATCTATTCTTTGATTCTAATCCGTGGTTCTGTTCTCCGTGGCGACTCGCGTCGTCAGCGGTTGCGCGGGATTGGGTCGTCTTTAATGATGGCGATGCCGACGCATACCCGGTTTGGACAATCGCAGGCCCGGGAGTCGCCCCGTCACTTATGAACGTCACGACCGGCGAATCGTTCCTACTCAATTACACTCTCACCGTCGACGAAGTTGTCACGATCGATATGCGCGAGGACGGTGCGACATCGCACACGGTCACGTCAGTTATGCCCGATGGCACGACGACCAACCTCCGCAAGTTCATGGATGCAAATCAGCGCGATATGTGGGCTCTCATTCCGGGGCCGAACGAGATCTCCCTCGAGATGGATGGAGGCGCAGGCGAGGCACTTGTCACATTTACATTCTTGCAGCGGTTTGAGGGCATCTAATGGGAATCTCCAACCTCGTCGACGCTGACTGTCAAGTAGTCGTGCGGGATATAAACCTCGAGGACAACGGCGAGATCCGTAACCTTGTCGACTTCACCTGTACAATCACACTCAACGACGTCTCGAGCTGGCAAATTGATATGCACACTGAGGACTACATGGCGCTCAACTCCAACGGCCACACGTTTAGCCTTGGCGACGGCATTATGTTCCTGCGTGACAACGTGCAGATAATGACCGGGCCGGTGATGCTCACAAAGACGCACTATATCACAGGGATGCGAACGACGTCGATATTCGGAGGCTGTGATAATGCCTATCTCGCCGCGAGAGTGTGCTATCCCCGAGTTTCGGGAATGATCCTCGACACTGACGGCTGTTATCGGTTCACTGACAAGGTCGTCGCCGAAGGACTGACGACGACGATCGACACGACCGCAGTCGTCGCACAACCGAACCTTATTGTCACCGATGCGAGCGGATTCTTGCCCGGGGCGACGGCGACGGTCGCAACCGCAGGCACAATCGCCGGAACGTCATTCGTGATCGCCGCGATTGACTACACGACCAACACACTTATAGCGGCAACAAACTTCGGCAGGGCGCATCCCGCCGGAACATTGGTGACGCAAACCAACACGAAAGGCGCAATCGTCGACAATCCCGCATACTTGGGATTCGATACACGGAGCGGCCCGGCCGAAACCGTCATGAAAGAGCTTGTTAATTACAACGCCGCGGCGGGCGCATGCGTGGATCAGTTCGGCCCCCGGGCAATCCCAAACCTTGTCATCGAGACGAACTTCGGCCGGGGAGCCAACGTCGTCGTCAACTCGCGGGGCGAGAACTTACTGTCTCAGATACAAGACACAGCGATCGCAGGCGGCGTCTATTTCTACGTTACACAGAACGGCACGAAGCTCGAGTTTGAAGTTTACACCGGAGCCGACCTTACCAATGATGTGATATTCTCGACCGACTCCGGCACGCTCGCAGAATATGAATACACCATTGGGCTTCCGACAGCGAACATGGTGATCGGCGTCGGGCCGAATGCAGGGGTCGATAAGATCATGCTCCCCTCGGCCGACCCGATCTCAATTAAACAATACGGCCGGTTTGAAGGATGGGAGAGCGCAACCACAGGACAGGCAAGCGACACTCCGGCGGAGATCAACACGAACATGGCAGCGACGAATCAGATCGCTCTTTTATCAGAGGCGTATAATGCACAGCTCACGCTCACGATACAAGAGACCGATCAGATCCGCTTCCCGCGAGACTTCTATGTCGGCGACACTGTTTGCGTTATGATCGGAGACGAACCGATTAATCAGGTCGTCACGAATCTCAATTACTCAGTTCCCGCCGGAAGCGGCAGCGCATCAGGATCGGCGGCCTTGGCATTTAGCAAGAGACAACAAACCCGCGTCATGCAACAGATCGGAGTGCAAGGCGATTTGATCCGACAGCTTATGCTTAACGCGAGGTGAAAGTAATGTCAGAACTTCGTATAATCTGCATGGGCGGGACGATCAGCGACATAGGATGGCTTGCGAGCCACGGAGTTGATGAAGCGGGCGTCGTCACGTATGACACATCGACAATCCCCGATCCCTCGTTTATCCACAACGCAGGGATCACGACCGCAACGTGGAATCCTTTTAACACGGAAGGCAACAGCGCCTTAACACCGGGCGATCAGTTTGGCGGCGTGATCGCTGCGGCTAAAAACTTGGGATGGGATCTGATCGCAGGCGCAGGATTAAGCGGCGACATAACTCGCGTGCTGAATAACTATATGTGGGTTTGTAACTATGCCGGAATAGGCGGAGACGACTACGACGGCGTTGGCAACGGTCAGATCAATGCGTACGCCGCACCTTGGAGCCATCCGATAGACGGGAAGCACGTTGACTATATCCAAACGTGTGTCAACGGCTGTGATCCGACACCGGCCTCGACGATTAACCAAATGATAAATGCATATAACGCGGGAGCGAACGAAGTCGGGATTCTTATTAACATGACGTCGTGCATGAACCTCGGCCTCGCGTGGTACATCAATCTAATCGACACGGCAAGATCGCAGGGCGTTCCGTGCGATAACGTCCTCTATTACTGCGGAGTTGGATACGATATTTGCTCACTTGTGCAAAACGATTTCGGTATAACCTTCCGGGGACTTATTGACCATTACGGCGTCAGATATGGGATGAGAGGCACATGACTCAGTATCTTCACTACCTGTTTAATCAAAACTCGGCAACGATAAAGAACTATGGCGCGGCGGCTGCCGGTTCGTATGATGGACAAGCCGTTCGCAATCAATACGGCACGAACTCAAAGGGTCATCCTATTTGGGGGCCGATGACCGGGGCAAAGGATGGGATAGTCGTTCCGAGCGGCATAAGCAATCCATATCAGCACACATGGCAAATTGGATTAAATATCGCCCGTTGGTGGCCGGTCAACGGTGTCGTGGACGGTATGCTCGTTGGTAACGATGGCAAGCTTTGGTCGGCCGCTGACGATCAATTTTATGGCTATATTCATGAGGGGTGTTCTTGGGACGGAAGCACCTTGACTCAACTTGGCTACTACTTTTTGACCGTTGAAATACAAGGCGCGAGCTATTTGGATGTTGAGTTCTACCTCGGTGTTGGTGCGAACCGACCTGTCAAGATACAGCCCGACTCTCCGGGCAACGAGGGGGCATTGTATCAGGGATTTAGCAACGCGAGCTTAAAGTTGAATACTAACTACTACATGCAGATCGCCGTGTCCTCCGACGGGCCGACTTCGGGCGCTTATGTTATTGGGAACTGTACAGGCCCGGGATGCAACGACGCATCAAATTGCGGCGGGTTCCCGTGCGGGGCGTATATCTATTCGTGGAGAGAGGACAACACCGTTCTCGATCTCGCAGGCGGCGGCAACTGGGCGGATGACGTCGGACTTTGGACAGGGAGCGCCGTGCCTGCGACTCCAAACGCAGCCGTCGCAGCGGTCGTAAAGTGTCCATGTAAACATATATGGTGTGGAGTAACGGGCGCACCAACAACGTCGCTCTACTCGAAAACAGTCAACGTCAACGATTCCGTCAGTATCAGCGGAGCGCAAGGGTGGGTCACACAAGCCGGAGGATGGATCGCAAACAAACCGGACGCAACCACAATATCGATTGTGCAAAAAGATCCGGCGGGGAACCTCACAACAATCGGGACGGTCAAGCCGAATGCTAAGGGCAATTTCAGCGCCACAATTCCAAGTCCCAAAAAGACCGGCGTGTATCACTATAACGCAAAAGGAGCCTCGGGCAATTGGGGACACGACATCGTTATAACTTGGGGCGGTATTGTGAGCCTCACCTCGGCAGGATGGGAAGGTTCAACTCCGGCGGCCTGCGTTCCTGACGCCAACGAACTCGCCGTCTTTATACGCGGAACCGATAGCAAGATCTATTTCAAACAACAAGAAAAGGGCGTTTGGGGCGTTTGGAGGGGCATCGGCGGTTTGGCATACTCCGGGGCCGGAGTTGGCGTTGCATCATGGGGCGCGGGTCGGATGGATGCGTTTGTCACTGGCTACAACAACACGGTATATTATGCCAACAACGCGAGCGGGTGGATATGGACAAGCATCGGCGCAATCAGCACGTCGTCAGTATGTGCCGTATCGGATCAATTAAATCATGTCATGGTGCTTGCACGCGGCAGCGATGGCGCGTGTTGGTATAAGCTATGGAATGGCAGCGTTTGGGGCGATTGGATAAGCCTCGGTGGAGGGATGCTCGCAAATACCGGCCCGGCAGCGTGTTCACGCGGAGCCAATCTATTCGACGTATTTGTCACGGGGACAAACGGGGCCGTCTACCATAAGTCCTACTCGGGCGGCGTTTGGACATCGACATGGGAGGATCTCACGGCCGGAGGATTCCAAACGACGGCATCGGCGGCAGCTGCCGCACAGTCAAGCACGCAACTCGCCGTCTTTGCACAGGGATCAAACGGCCATCTCTACATGCTCGAGTGGAATGACGGCGCTTGGGACGCAGCATGGCTCGAGTTAGGTGGACAGCTCGCAACAGGAACCGGTCCGGGCGCGTGTTCCGACGGGACAAACTATCATGTCTTTGTCACCGGAACGGACGCACAGGTCTATCACACATACGGCAACGGCTCAGTGTGGTATGCTTGGGAGAACCTCGGCGGCAAGGATTCGATCGACGCGAGCGAACCGGCAGCGCAATCAGGTGGGATTATCCCAACCGGGACGGGCGGCGCACCCGGGGGGCCGATAACAACTCCGCCGTCACCGCAAGACCTAACGCTCGTTCCTATAACTCCGGTTCCGACGGCGATGCCTGCCGGGATCAGCGTCGTACTTCGCGACCATAAAAAAGCACCGCCGACAGGAGGCACTTAAAAATGACAGAAAGTTCTTTTCCATTCGATATAACGGCAATGAACGAGGATATGTGGGCTCAAATGGCTCGTTATTGGATGCCGACCGGCGTCATGGCGATCCCGCAGGATGTAGTCAATCAACTCGCAGTTACGACGACCGGAGGCGCAAACCGACAGATATTGATCGATAGCGGTTCGGCGTGGGTTCAGGGGTTCTTTTATTCAAACGATGGGATTCCACAGTTGTCGCTCAATCCGGGAGTGAACACTAGCTTGGACGGCTCTCGAGCCGACCTGATCGTCCTTGACCTAAAATGGGGGGTTGGCGCAGCCATCACAGTGAAGATTATGCCCGGAACTGCGGGCTCTGTTTATCCCGCAGGCAACGGGTCACTCAGCGGGACGCCAATGCCGCCGACTCCGACCCAAGTGTATCAGTCGGAATGGCAAATCCCGCTCGCGTGCGTTACAGTTCCGTATAACGCCGCCACGCTCACGCAAGCGAACATACGTGACATGCGGAACTTCGTCAACGGCGGAACAGCCAAGTCAACGACCTACACCATCGCCGCCGACAACGCATCTCCGCTTGTCCGTGCGAACGCTGACGCAGTCATACCGGCAGGATATAAGCATGCTGAGGACATCATAAACGCGGCTCTTGTCGAAGTCTCACCGGGCGGTAGCTATGGTGGTCTTGGTCGTGGAGGCGGTACGGTTACGTTATCTGAGGGCGACTTTTACACAGGCGGCCCGATCAATATGCCCGGGTCGACCAATCTCAAAGGGCTCGGTTGGGGGACGCGCATCTATTCGGCCGGAGGCGCAAACCCGGCGATCCTGCTTGATCATGTTAATTGGTGCTCAGTGGCCGAGATGTTTATCGATGGCGGCGGGACAGCTCCCGGTCGGGGCTCATTCCCGGCAGTTGTCGCGGGCTCAAATGCAATCACCGTCAATGATGGGATCTTAAACACGTTCAAAGACCTCTATATCAATGACTGCTCGGACACAGGGATCTTTATCAATAGTATAAGCTCCGGCGACACCTCATTCGGCCATCGAATCGATCGGTGCTATATCGGGAACTGTACGGTCGGAGTTTGCACGTCCGGCTCACAGGGAATCATCACCAAGAATCAGATCAAATACAATAAGATCGGGATGCAACTCGTCGGAGCGACGGGATCGATCGGGGCGTCGGCAAACGTCATCAACAATAACACGATCGGGTTTAATTGGTGGGATGGACTGCAACTGAGCAGCTCGACAACGGGAAGCCTCACGGTGTATCGTAATAATATCCAAAATAACCACTTTAATTCAAACGGTATCGATGCCGACAACACTCATGCACATATCCTTATGTTTGGTCAGTTGACACAGGGCAATTTTATCACCGGAAATAACTTTTGGACTGAGAACGGCGTGGCTCAAAAACCGGACTATGGGATCTACATGGACAACCTTGTCAACGCCAATATAGTCACCAACAACGAGGCATGGTATGCCGCACGCAACTCGGCGTTAAACATCAAATGTACATTTGCAGGCGGATCAAACGTAAATCCAAATTGGATCAGGTTTAACCGGAGCCAATGCTCCGCACCGAACGGCTCGAGTTACGACGCATAATACCATGGCAGGCAATGACCGAAAGCACAACGGAAAAGCACGACGACGAAAAAAGCGAGCGAGGAAAAAACATGACGCCGAGGAACGGACGAAATACCTATTCTGAAAATGGCTTGCCGTTTAGAATGGCCGAGGCGGAACACACGCTCCGCGATCATGAGAAACTCCTCGACGAACTCAGGCTTAACAAGGTCGCACAGGACGGAGTCAATGCTTTATTCAAAGAGCAGATCGAGACACTCAAGCAACAACACAAGAACAGCGATATAGCGATCAAGGACATCAACGACTCCCGCGAAGAGATGCTCAGGATGCTCAACGACCGAATGAGCCGCGTTGACCACACTCTCAACGAAAAGATAAACCACATGGACGAGGTTCTCAGTGCGTCGATGGCTGCGCTTGGAGAACGATTTGAAAAGAACCTTGGCACACTCTCCCAAACATTCACCGACTTCGCAAGCGCAAATAAAACATGGCTTATGGGAGTTATGCTGACGGTGATAATGGCGATGTTCTTCATAATCGCGTCGAGGTTTATACCTTAAAGGAGTAAAAAAATGACCGATGTCACCATAATCACCACTTGCGTCGGAGCGACGCAAATCGACGGCGCGGATTGCTCAGAAGTATTCCAAGTTGTCGATCCGACGGTTCAATATGACCCCGGTTGTTACCCGGAAGTGGTCGAGGCCGAGTTCAGTGTCGGCTCAACGACCGCCATCGCTGACGCGGGAATCACCTCGAGCGGTTTCGGCGGCGATATGCTATGGAGCGATCCTGCAACGTGGATCGGGGGCGTTGTTCCCGGAGATGGCAACGGCGTCTCGATCGCGACCGGAGACATCGTTCACTTTGACCTCGACGAATCAGCTTTTAACGTAGGACACAACGGGATCGTGATCCACGGCACGCTATGTTTTGCCACGGCTTCACCGATCACCGGAACGGCGCTCATTCCGTTCACACTGACGCCGACGCTTGCCTTGATGGACTCGACACAGATCACCGGCGAAGGCTCACTCTTTATCGGTAACTCCACAGCCGACCCGATCGCCGCGGCTCCTATCGGCATGGCGCACAGGGCCGCAATCCTCGTCCTCGGCAACACGCCCCCGGGCGGACTGATTAACGTCGCAAACTGTTCGATATTTGGATGGTATGACCTAATCAACGACACGACGCTGGTATTGCCACAGAACGCCGGAGATACGACTGTCACCGTCACGGACACTCTAATGATTAACACCGGCGACACGATCCTGATCGGCAGCTCAATCGATCAGGGGATGTTTGACGAAGCCAACGCCGGGATCTACGAGGTCGCGTTGTATGATCCAACGACGAATATCGTCACGCTCACCGAACCTCTTGGAGAGCCGCGGCTTGTCGGCGAGATCCTCGCACACGTCTCGCGGCCGATCTATGTCAACGCTCCCGTCGCAGTAGGCGTCCCGGCCCCGTTGTTTGCGACTGAGGTCAGCACGTTTGATTCACTTATCGGCTTATGGCTTGCAGGCGGAGCTCACCTCGCACACAACCTCCCCGACAACTATGAGATCACAGCACTCACGATCCAAGGCAACACCGTTCCGGCGCTCTATGGTAACTCCGGCGGGATTGACATCTTAAACAGCACAGCGGTAAACGCGACTACCGCTCCGACGCTTGGCGCGTTCCTCGACACGATGACCGGCTCTGTCTTTATGCAAGACTGCGTCATCTCCGGCGCGAATACAGGGATTAACAATATCACCGGCATTCAAGGGAAGGACGTCACAATACAGAACATGGAAGTCGCGTGCATGAATCAGATCAACACGTCGCTGTTCAACGGCTGCATGTTTCAAGGCGCAAGCCTCGGAGCGTCAAACGGCGGATCGAACACGTATGTCAATTGCACATTCAACAACAACGTCGTCGACTTCATAAATGAGTATGAGGCCGTGTGCTATGGCTTGACTCTCGGGAACCCACTCACTCTCGGAGTTCCGCTGACAGCCGCGAGCAAGCAGTGGTATTCAAACGACTCATACGACCACAACGGGAACATCGGCATGCACCGGACATGGTGCGTTGGCGGCTATATGTTCATGCAAACGCTCGAGACCTATGCCGGATTTCCTACGTGGCAATTCATAATCCAACAAGCCAACCTCCCGATCTATTGGGATACGCCATTCCTCGGCAAACTCGGCGACACGATCAACGTATCGATAGTGATGAAAAAGGAGTTCCTCGGCGGGACGGCCAAGTTCCAAATCATCGACCCGGCACTTGATCCGCTATACGGCTTCGGCGACTCGGCGCTGGTAGAAGTTACGCTTCCCGATGAGATAGATCATTGGCGTGTGCTGTCTTTAACGTTCTCGCCGGACGTCACAAAGGCATATAACGCCCGAGTATTAGTTCAGAGCACCGACGGCGAGGGTGTAGCTTACGCGCAACTCGAAGGGTTGGACGCTGTGACAATTATAGGAGACGACATCATAGCCTACGGGCCGATTTGATACGTTTAAAACGGAGCTAGGAGACGTCAGTTGTCAACTCGAAAGGATCGAGATGCACAGGCCCGTTGGTGTAGTGAACACAAAGTTCTCCGCATCACCAACGAAGCACACGTGGCACTCTTGCGCTATGCGGGCAAACTCCAAATGGAGCGAGGGGAGGATATGACGACATCAAAGGCTATCGAGGAGTTAGTGAAACAGGTGTTAAAAGACTAGGAGGTGAAACAAATGATAGTAGATCAAAGCACGGTTAATTTTCTTTGCCTCGTCGCGGGGCTTACGATTGGTGTAGTATTACACACGCTCGTCAGTGACGTGGCGGATCTCAGTGCAACGTCGCACAAGATTGTAGTGATCCTTATAGCCGTCATCGGCGGAATCGCAACACTCGCGGCAAGTGGCAACGTTGTCGTCCCACTCGCAGCGGGATCAGTGATCGCCGGGTATGTTATCGGCATGGGTATTCAGATCAGTGCGACTGTGCAAGACATGGCGGCGATGATGCACGGCAAGCTGCTTTGAGGAGGCAACTCCTCCTTTTTTTATATTTGTCATTAAAGGACAATAACACGGTTAAGACTAGCACAGACCGGCCAATGAATTAGCCTGATTGTGTGAGCCACATGTGACCAACTTGAGCAAGTAAATAATAAATATCTTACTTCTGTGATTGACCGCGCACCACAAAACACCGTGATTTCAACAGATAGTTTTAATACATAATCAAGCGCACTTAGGCAGGTCAACTATTTTTCGATTGGTTATTCTCTCTATTTTTCTGCTTCTCTTTTTGTTGACCCAAGATATTTAAGATATTTATAGCATGAGCGTGTAGTATAGCCTATGGCAGATTCATTCGGCCTAAGACGGGGGGGGCAGTATGAGACGCAGATAGTCGCCATAGAACGCGAGATTAAAGAGCGCGTCGACGGCTGCATGCGTCCTCAGTGTTGGGTTCTCAAAGACGAGAAGGATATTGGAAAAATGTATCTCGGCAAAAAAGTCACGACTGACGGCAAAGGCCGATACGTCTATATCCGACGCTATCTCTTTTTGTTGACCTACGGTTTCCTTCCCGATAGACGCAGACTTGAGACGCTCTGCGGGAACAATCGTTGCGTCAATCCGGCTCATGTAACGTACGCTCGGTTTAATAGGACGTATGAGCAGGTTAAGGAGTTGTTAAAGCGCAATTGGATAACTGAGGAACAAGTTGAGGAATTATATTCAGGAGGTTAAGGATGGTAGGAACAGGACTTTGCGTCTCGGCATGTAAAAAACGATGCGAGACGATTAGACAGCATAAAAACAAGTGTGGCCTTACATCAAGTCAGATTAACGATGATGAGCGGTATTTTGATTGGGTAGAGGATGTGGTCCGGATATACGGGACAGATGAAGAACGTATTTATACGTTCTGTAAAAAATCGCCAATGGAGCCGTTATTTGAGAAAAGGAACGCGGAACTTAAAGAAGCAGCTACGCATATAATAGTTGACCGCATAGGTATGAAGAAAAGAACAACAAAGAAGGACGTAATAAACATCCTTCAAGAACTCCGCGCAAAAGACAAAACAACAAAAGGGACAACGACATGGAAACCAAAAGAGAAACCACAGGCAGAATTAATGCACGGCGACTTTAAAGAAGTTCTCCCCACAATCGAAGCGGATTCTATTGACTTAGTTTTTACCGACCCACCGTATGATATTCAATCATTAGACCTTTGGGAAGATTTAGCGCGAGAATCTAAGAGAATTTTAAAACCCGGCGGCTTCTTAGCGACCTATGCAAGCGTCAACACATTGCCGTTAACGTTAGACAGCATCGGCGCTCACTTAAACTACTATTGGACGGTCGCAGTCACACATACACATGGACAGGCGCGCTTTTGGAAGTACAAGATGTGGCGGGGTTGGAAACCTATCCTTATATTTGTCAAGGGCGAACGTGACGAAGCAAAACATGCTTGGCTTAATGACGTAATAAGTGAAGGCGCAGTCGATGTAAAGGACGTGCATGAATGGTCACAACCGGCGGCTCACGCTAAGATAATTATAGAAGCATTCTGCGACGGAACTTCTAAGATTATTGACCCTATGTGTGGTGCTGCGACTATACCAATTGAGGCGGCCCGGTTAGGACATGAAGCAATCGGAATCGAGAAAGACGAGGCCCGATATACAAAAGCATTGGCGAGGATTGGCGATGACTAAACAATCATTTGACCCAAATAAATTTGACACCTTTGATAATTGGCATGCGGGCTGCAAATATTTAGATGCCCGCGACCTCGGATTATCGTCCAACGACATTGATAAAATAAATCTCCACATAGAAGGGGCCGTTGAGCACTATCAAGTGTTAGAGATTAAATCCCATGGATACCGAGATTTTCGTCAAAGATACAAAGGCGGCCCAATGCAAGAAAAAACTTTTAGAACTACAGATAGGGCATTCAAAATATTAGCTGAAGATGACCCCTACGTTTCATATCACGGCGCATATCTCATCTCTTATGACGGTGAACTTCCAAACTTTTGTTTTGATTGTGACAAAGAAGATTGCGAATACGAATATCGAAGCAATCGCCTCGCGTATTGTTTCAAATGTCCAGCCATAGACGAGTGTAACAGATATGGAAACAAATGCAAACCGGATGATTCTGTGGCATATTGCTCATTAGAAGATTATCCAAATTATATTGACGGTGAACACAAGGAAATCATACAGTTATTAATGAGTGTAAATCTGCACTATCCCTTCAAACCACGATGACCAAATACGTCAGCGTCACAAGCCCAAACTATCGTCGCACCAAAGACGAGAACACATGGCCAAAGGAACAACCTTCATTACAATGTATCCCAAAGGAGAAGAACCATGCCAACCGGAGACGAAATAGCCGCAACAAAGAATGAATACACACACACACGCACCGAGGACTTAACTGACGGTTGCCCGATTGGCAATCACGGCATTCCTGACGCTTGTTTTGATTGTGGTTATACCGACCGGGTCGGGTTCTGCGTTCATCCGGTCGACATTCACACAGAGATAAAGGCGGGCCGAGCAAAGCCGATGTATCACGACCCGATAGTCCCCGAGGTCGTTGCCGACATAAAGCAAAGGGCATACAACCTCGCATTCCGAGCAGTCGACAAGAGGTAGTTTAAAGAGCAACAAGGCTATATAGCATTAAAAGAATATAGACTATTACCTAAAGAGGTGAGTGACTAATGGAAGCAGAGGAACAGTTAATGCAACAAATCAGAGACGCCTTAGAGTTGCGCCGTCTAATCGCGGAGGATGAGGTCATTCTCCTCGATTCGGACAAGGCAATCCAAGCCTTTGATTTGATGACGAAAGCACGGATACACAAACCAAAAAAGCCGCGATTGAGCGAGAACCTCAAACTATGGGGCCTCGTTGCTATCGCAGGGGGCTCAATGCTCGCCGCCGTCATATTGAGCATTTGGCATTTGATACTATGAAAGAACACAGCAAAGCGTTTATGGAGTCTCACAAGGGCGTATATATTCCGAATGAGGCTCATGAGTGGCTCCAAAAGAGAGCCGGAGAAATCCAAGCAGAAGAAGGTATTAGAGTTTCAATGGGCGACGTTTTAATGGACGCAATTAGAGCCCTTGAAGACTATGAAAACACCGAAGTGATTAAAAAATGACTGGTGGTCAACTCAAATGGAGTGAAGACCCTGAAAGGCAACGTCAGTATTACAAGCAATATCATGAAGAGCATCGAGAGCGGATTTTAGTTCAGAACAAAGAACGCTACGAAAAAAACAAGGAGTTACACCTAGCACGAATGAAAAAGTGGCACGATGCGCACAAAGAAGAGGTGGCAATATACCACAAAAAATGGCAGCATGCGAACCCAGATAAGCGTAGGGCCATTCGGTTTAGATACAACGAAGCAAACCGCGAAAATGTTAATGCGAAAAGCAGAAGATGGAATGCCGAGCATCAGTGGCTCCGCAAATTGTATACGCAAAAGTATAGGGCACGTAAAAGAGGCAATGGAGGCTCTTTCACACTCAACGACTTAAATAAGTTATTTGTTGAGCAGGATGGTCGCTGCTTCTATTGTGATAAAATTTTAGTAGATACACATATAGAACATAGAATCCCCCTTTCACGGGGAGGGACAAACTATATAGAAAATATTGCATTGTCGTGTGCAAAATGTAATTTAAGCAAAGGCACGATGACAGATAAAGAATTTTTAGAACGGAGGGAATCAATATGAGTTCAACGATAGTAGAACGTGAGCCCCATAAAGCTCAAATCGATGAGGGTGTTCACGAAGCCAATATAGAAGCAGTAGAAGCGGTAGACGCAGTAGAAACGGCATATGGAATCAAGAATGTCATTTACGTGACGTTCAACATCGAAGGGAAGTTAATCAAACGCCGCTACAACAAAAGCTGGAATCCAAGTTCGGCACTATTCAAGTTAGTTTCCGACCTGCGACCCGGCGAACTTCCAATGAAGTTTGACGTCGCTGATTTAGTGGGCGACAATTGCCGGGTTTTAGTAGCACACAATACAACAGATTCCGGTGACACCTGGGAAAACATAGTTCAAGTATCAAAGCCGAAGCCGCAATCCGAGCAACCAAAATTTGAGACAATGGCGTCGAAATCGTTGCACGAACTCGGGGGCGACCCCGAACTGACGAGGAATATCTGAGGTGAGGCGATGATGTACCCACAATTTGTATTATGGGCTCTTGGCTACGTAGCCGCAATGGGCTCGGTTTGGGTTATATGGTTGTTTTTATAGGAGGTAAAAAATGGGAACTCGAATAAGGGACGTTGAGAACAGAAGTGACATGCAAAAAGTCATAGACGATTTTATGACAACCGGATACGTCGTGAAGGAACAAGGACTAAACTCGACCCTAATGCAAAAGCATTCATGGGGTTCGGCGATTGGATGGGTGCTCGCGCTCGTTGCCGGAGTAGTCATCGGAGTATTCACCGTCGGAATCGGCTTCGTCGTCATCGTGATCGCATACGCAGTAGTCGCTCACGTAACTGCTCCGAAGGTATTGCTTAGAGTAAAAGGCGAGCAAGGCAGCGTCACGCCAATGGTGACGGACTAAGCGGGGCAAACCCGCGCCTTTTTTTTCGACAACTATAAGGCAAGGAACTTTAAATTTATAGCCGTCGGAGGTGAGACGACGAATCTATATACCCGAGAACTATCAAACAGCTCTCTGTCAGGGCGACAAGGTTTTACAAGGTTCCTTCATGACCTATCCCCTCCTTTGTCGTCCTTCTCACCTCCTTACTTTGACATAATTTTCTAACAACCGGAGGGTACCAAATGACAGCGATATGGCTCGAGGTTGGCGGAGCGGCGAGTAGCATTACCGACGCAGCATGCCAACGACTCTATGCTCTCGGGGCGCGTGGCGTTCATTGCGTCACGCCCGATATGAGCACCAATCAGGCACAGATCAACAGCATTAAAAAGTTTGGAATGACCGGGACGCTTGACATCGAGGTTCCGTTATGGGACGCACTCGGAGAGAACGTCAACACTGACCTAACACCGTATCTCCCGCAACTACAAGCGCAGGCAGCCGCGGGGTGGAGCTACTTCTCAGCGGAGGGAATCGGACGGAACGGAGTTGCCACGATCGGCAGCGTCAAGCCTTACATTAACTATGGCGATGAATACGGCGCGAATATGTACGGCGGCCAATACAACCACGCCGCGAATGCTCACTTTGCGAACCTGCTCGAAACGTATCACAAGTCCGCAATCTCAGCGTATCTTGCGTCATCCGCGATCGCAAAGGCGAACTGTCCTCGATACGGACTCACGCTCATGATGTATAACCCGAGCGACCTCGAGCAAGACACGACAGCTCTTATTAACTACATAAATCAGGTCGGCGGGGTTCAGAACGTCATGATGTGGTGTAACTCTGACATACAGAGCGTGTTTAACCAACCGTGGCTCGGAATCGTCGAGGCGCTTAAGACAGCGTTCGGATTCCGCACAGATCTACCATGGACAACGGTGACACCCCCGCCCCCGGTCTCGACCGTTGCATCCGCTCCGGCCACTTGCTTAGATCCTGCGGGTAATGTCAATGTGTTCACCGTCGCCTCGGATAAAACCTGTTTGTGGCGACAGAAAAAAGTTGACGGCACATGGATTCCACGGACATCTCTCGGCGGGATATGCACAAGTCCTCCTTGCGCTATATTAGGGCCAAGCGGCGTCATACATTTGTTCGTGCGCGGCTCTGATGGCGGCGTGTGGACTAAATACATGTTTGACAATCAATGGTCGACTCTTTGGACAAGCATCGGCGGGCAAACGCTGGCAGGAACGGGAGTCTCAGCGGTTTCGATCTCCGAGACAGTCTTTGAGGTTTGGTGTACCGGACAGCACAACGACGTTTATGTCAACGTCTACAACGGCACAATATGGTCAGGTTGGATCAAGCAACTGTCGCCGGAGTTTTAATGACACAACTCGAGTGCTATCATGTGCTCAAGACCGCGGGAACCAAGATGACGGCCCGAGAGGTCATGACGACACTCGGGAGCGACAACATATCGAACATACAATACTACTGTAAGAGACTCCACGATCACGGCTGCATTGAGCGAGAGCAGTCCGGGCCGCGTCGTATCTTTGTTTATTGGATTGGTGACGATGCCTAAACCTCATATCTGTAGGGGTTGCGGCAAACCGGATGAGTTCAGGTTCATCAGCGGGAAGCATCGCAATTATTACTGCGTAAACTGTGAACGATCATCTTATACACTGATACGGAGGCGCTCAAGATGAAGCCGATTAAACTGAAAGACGATACATACTGGCAGCTGCGCGAGATGCGCGATAAGAGAGCAAACCGGAAGCCGCCGCAGCTTTGTGTATTGGATTGATAACGATGCCGTATAACCATCGCGGGCCTGATCCGAAACTGAATGACCGACGTCTCGAGTTCTATACACGATATACTCAAGGCGAGAAGGTATGCAACATCGTCCGGGCGCTCTCGGGCAAGTATCACGTCGCCGAAGCTACGTTAAGAACCGATTGGAATAAGCGTGACAATTGGGGGCTCATTCTCCGCGAACCTATCGAGGAATTTATCGTTCAAGACTACCTCCAAGAGGTCGCGGAGGTCATCGAGAACTTATGGCATATAGCACTCACGGCCCCGATGCCTGCCGATAGGATCTCAGCGTTTAAAGCGATCGCGGACATCATGTTCCGCCGGTTCGATAACAATCAAAAGCTTGGAAGGATCCATAAAGAACCAATGCGGATCGAGATCGAACAAGACATTGACAAGCTACACAACGCAGTCGTCAGAGTCGCAGGCGGTAACATCGAAGCGGAGAAGGATCTCGTCAGGCTTTTAATGGAGATGCAGCATGGCGTCGAGGGCAATTCCGAGAACTGAGAACCCGCTCGAGTCGGATCTGCTCGCATTGATGTTCTATCCGTCAATGTTCGCCGAGGCGCTCTTTGGAGCTCCGCCTGATCCGTGGCAAACCGAAGTCCTCGAGACGAAGTCAAAGCGAATCCTCCTCAACTGCGCGAGACAAACCGGCAAGTCCTCGATTGTGGCGGCGATGGCGCTCCACCATGCGCTGTGGACTCCGAAGTCAATGGTCATCGTCATATCGCACACGCTCGAGCAAGCGAAAGAAACCTTCCGAAAGATCACCGATTACTATAAGCAGATCGACCGGCCGGTTCTATCAGTCACGGAGACCGTGCAAAAGATCGAACTCGCCAACAAGTCACGGATCATCGCACTCACCGGGCAAGCGCCTGACTCAATCCGAGGCTACTCCAACGTCACGCTCCTCGTCATTGACGAGGCTTCGCAAGTGCATGAGAAAGCATACACGAACTCCCGACCGATGCTCGCTATAAGCAACGGTAAGATCGTCCTCCTCAGCACACCACACGGCAAGCGAGGCTTTTTTTGGGAAGCGTGGGACAACGAGGAGAACTGGCTTAAAGTCAGGATCACCGCCGATGATTGTCCGCGGTTCACTCGATCGTTCCTCGAGGAGGAGCGAGAACGAATGCTTGATTGGGAGTTTAAGCAAGAATATTATTGTTACTTTGCCGAGGCGATCGACAGCGTATTTAAACCGGAGGACATCGAAGCGGCATTCGATCATCCCGAACTACCTGTAAGGAATGAGATAGATCTGAGTCTTGACGATTTATAAGGGGGAAAAAAGATGCCAGTTCGTAACATGGGGGCCGCGTGGATGCCCGGGGATGGTTCACTTTCACAGTTCATAGAGGAACACGAATACTCACCACGTCGAGCACTTCGCAAACAGCGGGAGAAAGAGGAATCGAACACATGGCGCACGACGCAATGGGGCAACTATAACAAGTCACTATATATCGGCCTTGACCCGGGCAAGAAGTCGGACTATTCCGCTCTTATATTCTTGGAGCCATTCTTGCCAATTGACCCCGAACAGCACCAAGGCAAGTTTGTCTACCACTTATCGCGCATTCAACGCTTACCGCTCGAGACGCCATATCCAAAGATTGCGAGGCTCCTCCGCAAAGCCTACAATCAGGCGAAGGCAAATCCCGATTGGGACTTTATCTATATCGCAATTGATGAGGGCGGAGTTGGCACGGCAGTCGCGGATCAGATCGTCGAACTGATCCCAAATGCGGACATAACTCGCGTGACGCTGACAGGCGGTTTGCGCCCGAGGTGGAATGACGCACGGAATGTATCACTCCCGAAGCCGCAGCTCGCATCAACACTGATCGCACTGTTTGAATCGCGGCGCATTTGGGTCGCGCATGAGGACAAGAAACAACTTGAGGAACTCAAAGAGGAATTGGAGACGTATCAAATGAAGATAAACACACAGGGACACGACTTATACGGCGCATTAAAGATCGGGGCGCACGACGACATCGCATCGGCAATCGGAATCGCCGCTTGGCTTGCAGAGGATAGCAACGGCGGCAGTGTGCCGCTCTTTTGGTGAGGTGAGAACACGTGACCGACGAGGAAGCTGAAAAGCAGTTTGATAGAATAATGAAGGAACAACGCGACTTTACCCGGAGGTATAATGAACAGAAAAAGCTACGAGGATAGAGAGACCGAAGGCACGATCATGGACGAACACGACAGCGTTCCCGATCATGCGATGCACAATCGCATCAACGAATGGGACGACCCGTCACAACACCAAGCATCGAACGGGAGCGTCGCCGCATTCCTGATCCTGATCTTTATTGCCGGACTATTGTTCGGACACTTCATAATTTAAGAGGAGGTGATCGTGTCAAGTATGCACGATGTCACTGTTCGTTTGACCCGTTTGTTTGGGGTGCGTTCGTGGCAGTGCTCGTAATTCTTGCAGTCATTAGATGAAACCGAATAAACGAGGCTGTCGGTATTGTGAGCACTTAGACAAAAAGGACGAGACTTGCGCGGCAGGATATGAACCCGATGATCTCGGAACCTGCCCGCAGTTTCGGAACGGTTATATTATGCGGATCTTGAAAGGGCATGACTAAACGAGACGACAAGCGTCACAAGTACGCGATCATGATCGGCGCACACCGCGACGAGTGGATCAAGTACGGGCGCAAGCAGTTCACGACGCAGCACAAGAACGACCTCGCGGCTATCAGAGCTATCTTTGCCGCTACATCACAACCAAGCGCCGCCAAGATCCGCATTGATACATATCTCAAAGGCCCGGCACGCCAAGGTTGGATGATGGCAACGCGGGCCGTTTGGATCGCAACAGGTCACGCTACTATTCGATATATGCACGACTACCTCACGGGCAACAACGTTCACGCGAGGAACTATGCCGGGATCTACATCAAACAAGACGACACCGAAGTCGCTCCGATCCTCGATTCTTGGGAGAACCGCGTCAACTCCGACATAAAAGCCGGAGGCGACAAGATCACCGGAATCACTGACACAGAACAGGCAAACGTCACGAAAGCGATGGCAGACGGACAAGCCGCGGGCCTTGGTCACTATGAGATCGGGCAAGCGGTCGACCAACAACTGACGACAACGTGGCCGGGACGAGGCGAGACAATCTCGAGGACAGAAGTCAACTCGGCGATGAACAAAGCAACGCTCCAAGACGCCGCCGCCGCAGCGCCCGACCTTAATAAGGTATGGTCAACGACAGGAATGGACAACGTGCGGGACTGGCACGCGGACGCCGACGGTCAGTCAGTCCCGCAAGACCAACCATTCGAGGTCATGGGCGAGGATATGGATTGCCCGGGAGATGACGCAGGCAGTCCCGAGAACGTCATCAACTGCGCTTGTTGCCTTCTATTCGAGGAAGCTGAGGAGTTCGCAACGCACGGAGTTCCCGAGGAGGAAGGCGAGGAAGCTGAGGCCGAGATGGGAGAAGGCGAGGAATAAGGCGGCGATAACGATTATGAAAGAACAACCGAAGCCGAGGCAATGAAATTCATAGCATCGCACACGGAATAAAGTTGTGAGGTAAAAATGGACGAAAGAGTAATTGAAGGACATTCAGATAGCAAAGCAGAGTTTAAGCGACAGTTTGGACGGAACCCGCCCGAAGGGTGTACACGATGCCACACGCCGTTAAGTGAATGCAAGGGACTGACCGATTCACAGATGGATGGCGTTCACCAATTCGAGGGTAAAGAATGGCTATGTGACAGTTGCCTGCAAAAGCAGGGACGACGCGAGGCGGGATTGGATTAAATATATGGCAGGGTATAGCCCGTTTGAAAGCAGGATCGTCAGATTAATCAATGACGATTTTTTCTCTGCAACAGGACAACCGGGCCTTGCCTTCCGTCTTAAACAAAGCCGTTGGAATACTCAGCTTATCGACGTCCTTGTCGACTCAGGCAGTCGGGCGCACTACCTCGCCATCGAGTGCAAGTCGATCGATCCAAAAAAGACAAGGAAATTCTACTTCTCGGCTTGGGATCGCAAAGGACGTCACCAAGTCGAGACAATCTCCGAGTTTGTCGACAAGTCACAAAGGTTCGGGATCATGGCCGCGGAGATCCGACAAGGTCGAGGCCCGATCCCAAATCAAATTTTTCTCATACCGTGGCAACACGTCGATGACGCGTATCAGGGCGGCAAGGTCGGAATTGATCCGAACGATCTGCCGGACAAGTATCCACAACTAAAGAAGATCAAAGGAACGCTAAACCTTGAAAGTTGCTTATCATTATTGCGTCAGTTCTGACCTGAGTGGGCTTGATCGCCTCAAATGGGAACATCTAAAAGGGTCATTTGACCGATCGCGGTTCACTGCATACCCTAATCCCGACCTGACGCTAAACTCCTTACTTTTCGACCTCACAAGTATGCTCGGCGATCGCAAAGATACAATGGATACAAATATAAAGGTGCGAATCAATGGAAGTTTAGCGTTTCCTATTAGGAAACAAAGGGAGGATTAAAAAATGTGTGCATCACGCGACGCGGGTTGGTGCGACTGCATAAACCCGGACGATTGTAATGGGTGCGAGACGGATCACGCGAAAGAAATTGTGATCCTTAAAGAGGACGTTGAGAAACTTACACGCAAGAATATCTTTTTACAACATGAACTCTCACGGGCGGGGGAGAAAATCGAGTTTTTGAGGTGAGATTAAAAAATGACTGACGAAACGATTTTAGTTGAGATCTCAGTTGACAACTACAATAAAATCATGAAGATTAGGGACGATTATCGACACGCTCAAGCGCACCATAACGCTGACGGCACGGTTGACATGCCTGACATGACGACCAACGACGTGATCTCGGAGCTTGTTTATGGCAAGTGGTAAAAAGGACACGCTGATACTTCCCGAACCTGTGGATCTTATTCTTTTAGTCAAATGTGGCGACGATGTCAAGCCGGTCGAGGAGTGCGTTGTATGCAACTATTCATCTTATAACATGGCAAGCAACAAGCTCCAATGCTCAAAGGGCAAGTTATGATTCAAAGCATACGTGACGAGTTTATCCAATACAAACGTAGCCACAATATCATCGGCGATGCAATCCCGCTCGAGATCGTGCTTGACTTCCTCGAGATACACTGTGAAGGCAAGCTTCCAAAGTTGATCTCAGTTAAGGAAGCCTCGAAGCTCCTCGGGATGAAGCAAAACAAGGGATACGAATTATGCAGGGCCGGAATATGGCCGGTCATTCACGTAACCGGGAGTAGATACATGAAGATTGACACAAAGAAGTTTTTGGAGATGTATCCGGTTCTAAAACCGGCGGTGCTAAAACCATGAGCGAATGGAGTGACTTTTTTAAGAAATTAGGTACAGATGTCCTCGGCGTTGATTTGAAGGGCTACACGCCGACGGAGGCACTTGAAGCTGCAATCGAGAAACTCAATGAGAATAGAGGTGAGAATATGGAAAATAACCAAATGGAGGACGACAAGGAGCTACTCGGCGGTTTGGTCGGTTGGCTCAAGGAATGCAATTACACGATGACCTATGAGGACAACATATTCATCGGCACGTATCTTGAGTTTACGAAAGAGAACAGCGGCGCAACGGTTCGGATCACATTGAGCAAGGAACTTCGGGTCGCAATGGCCGCGGAGGGAGTTGAGCAATGGATGAAAGCATGACCTCATCCACCGAGATTTTAAAGGCGATGAGTGATGGCTTGACCGAAGCCGCTGACAAGATTCTCGCCGAGACGAACCTCATGATCGACGACACATACGAGGCGCAGGGGATCAAGGACATCGTCGACACTGCCGAGGCGATGGCGTTCGTCGATGCCGCACTCGAGAAGGACATGGACACCAACAAAGCGAAATACACAAGCGAAAAGGCGCGGGATATGGCAACCGCCTTCAATCTCTCTCAAAGCGACCTTTATATGCAGCGCAGGCTCGAGCATCGGGCAAAGATGGCGCTGGTCGAGAAACGCAAAGCGACGATCCTACGACTCCACGAACAACGCCGTGACTTGATGGCATACATTGAGTTCGCCAAGATATGCGGCGTCAGTTTTGCGGAGGGCTGTCCATGAGCGATGATACGCCGTGTTGTCGACGATGCAAACACCCATTGAACTCAAGAGAACAGAACAACGGCATTTGTCAGCGTTGTGCGGATGACATCATGGCAAACGATAAGACGTCATGGACGCAAGCAAGTCTCGAATGTTAAAGGAGGTGACAACAAAACAACATGATAAGTGAAGCAGCATTCGATAAAGCCTGCAAAGCCGCAGGCGCAAAGCAGGTCAGCGAAGCAGCACTCAACGAATTCGACGCGGTGATGACTGCCAAGATGAACGCAATCGCAACCGCCGCAGTCGCATCAATGACCGCAGCGAAGCGTGTTCGTATAGAACCGGCCGACATAACGGCATAAGAGGGACAATAAAAGTCCCTCTTTTTTTTATTGGAGAAAATATGAAAATTGAATTGGATATTGTAGGATTGGCATACGTCTCTGTCGAGGACGACGCAGGCGCTCCGTTCATGGACATGAATACAGGCATAACAGCCGCTATGGCCTTATTAGATAGCACTTTAGAACGTGCAACAGCGTCATCAAGCAGAGAACGAGAAACGAGGCGCGAATGAGGATGGGAGTTAATAACGATGAGTCTTGAGGACGAGATAAACACCGAAGCATGGGCGCTTAAACAAACAGCCCGGCAACTCGCAAGAACGATTGAGGACATGGAATATCACGACCGTGACCGCGAGAGAAGGATGTTAAAAATCATCGCGGAACGACTCGAGAATCAGGCCGATCGATTGTCTCGAGTCAACGAACAACCTGATAAGGTCGAAACCTGCAAATGCAACAGTTCGCAGTATAATGTAACGCCTGGGACTCTTAAAGAGAAGTGGCCGCCCGGAGCGTATGAACGAATATACGGAGGAAAAGATGACCGTTGAAAGAAAGTTTGGATGGTTTCCGTCGATGCCTGATATGCGGAACAAGATATTCCCATCGCTTGCGCCGACAATTGATCCGACGAAACCGATCGACATAAGCGCAGGCGATTCTCCCGTTTATAATCAAAACGGATTCGGCGAATGTACAGGCATGGCGTGCAAGTCAGCCTTCGAGTATTGGCAGAAAAAGAACTTCGCAGGCAAATACACCGACGTCAGTGCGATGTTCATCTACAAAATGGCGCGGGATCTGTTAGGGTTACATGGCGACAGTGGCGCAACATTGAAAGCCGTGACGATGGCCGCGAATAAATATGGCTGTCCTCCGACGACTTCGTGGCCGAACACTGCAAAGAACCTCAACAAAGAACCGACAGCGGCAGTTAAAGCGACTGCCAAGTTGACCGAGGCGATTGGCTACTACAATATCGACGTACCCGGCAAATCGCTCAATCAGATATTCCTCGACAGTCTTGGCGCATTCAGCGTCGCCGGACTGCCATTTATCGCAGGCGTTCCGGTTTACGCGTCATACGACCAAGGTGAAAAGACAGGTTGGTTCCCGTATCCGGTTAAAGGCGAGGCAATTGTCGGCGGACACGCACTCGAATATTGTGCATGGCTTCCTGACTTAGTCATCACCAACGAAAGCGATGGATCAACAACGACAGGCGCATACAAGTTCAAAAATTCGTGGGACACAACATGGGGCGATCACGGATACGGCTATTTACCCAAGAAATACGCCGACATGGGATTATTGACGGATTATTGGGTTATAACGCTCGAGTCACATATCGCCAAGATGATCGGAAGGATCGCAACCGTCAACGGCGGAACATTAGAACCAATAAACCCGTCAGTGATGGTCGAAAACAACACGGGATAAACATGCTCAATCCCGATTTCTCGATATTGAATTGGCGTCCGTTCTTAGAACTCCACGCCATCGAGAAACTCTTAAAGAGAATAGTTTACGGACGGCACTATTCAAAGCCGTCCGATCTTTTTTTCCAAGACCACAAGTGGCAAGCATGGGCAAGAGCACACGAATCAAAGCCGCCGACAGGACGCACAAAGCCAAGCATATCACCGCCGCCGTCTTTTTGGGACTCAAACAAACCAATGGCCGAGCGCGTCTCTGAGATTATTGACGATTCAAGAGACGGCAACAACGCAACCGACAAACAACGCGAGGGCGCTTATGCGTTTTATCTTGCACAGTTTCACGCCGATATAATCAACAAGGGCGGCAGACAATAACGCGAGAACGTTGTATCCAAGAACACGTCGAAAGTCTAAGGCACGACGAAGGTTGGGATAATCCCGCACCAAGAAAGGAGGTATTACGATGATAAAACCAATCAACGAAGAGATGTACCACTCAACACTCTAAAACCATTATATAGAATTCCTAAAATGCTGCATCGGATACACAGATTGCAGGGAGTTAAACTCGGCGAGAGCATCCTTATATCGAGATGTCTCGCCTATTTTATCAACAATAATATCACGGTTACTGAAGTCACCGATCGTTGTCACTTGCCGCATGGATCATTCCTTAATGCGTTCCCCGTAGACAACCGCGATACTGACTATGATTACCGCAGGATCTTGATTAAATGGGTTCGCAGGATCTACGATCTCGGCCCCGATATGTTTGAGAACAGCATATACCGATGGGACGGCCGACAATTTGTAGAACTCAAAGAACTTAGAGGTATAAAGGATAATCAAACCTCGGGGATTATACGAACGAATAATGAGATGATTTAAAGCAAAGGTGATTATGAGCAATTTTACTTTAGTTGACAAGAGGCAACCATGAGATACTTAAAGTACGATGATGCGATCGAGTGGCTCAATAAAGCGTTCGGGAATATCGTATCATCCGAGTTTAAGAAAGCGATTGATCGAGGTGATATTGAATATCTATCTGATGGACGAGATACAGAGGAAGATCGACCCGGAGCGATCAAGATCAAGGCAAGGGATTATTCAAAGGAGGACTAAATGAATCTATTATCCAAACGACAAGCGATGGAGAAAGACGTTGAGATCGATCCGAGATCCGTTGTCACCTACGACAGCGAGGTCAAGGACAACGATATGAACTTCATCGAGAAAGATCTACGACGACAACTTTGGTTGTTCTGTAAACAGAAAGACATTGACTTCAACACATTGAAGTTAAGTCCGATCGAATCAGAACCGATCAACAAGGAGGATCCTAAAGGAATGTGGCGATACAGTCTCGCGGCATCTATCCCGAATCCTGTCACGATGCAAAACACAATCGGAGCATCGGCAGTCTATCCGTATGCGTTCTTAGTTAAGCACGGCATTTTGCTCGATGAGTCAATACATCTAGATCAAGAGGCAAACGATGGGCGCGAACTCACCGAGTAGACTCAACTATGTGCATCTCACGATTAAGAAAGATCCGTATGGTGATCTGATAATGAAGTGGGCCGATGAACGTGGCATTACTCGAGTCGAGATGCTCGAGAGAATCACGATGACATACGCTGCATTCAAAGGGCAAACGGTGATCGGCGAATGAGACTTAAACAGATTGTATTTGATACGAAGGTCGTGATCTTTATGGAGGTTGCGATCTTAATCATGACGTTCTTGCGAATCGAACGCAGGTTAAGATCGTGACATTAACCGAACAGGATAAAGACACACTGTTCGCGGTCTTAGGGCCGACGATGTATAGTTTCGTTGAATCAATTGAGATGACATACAAACCAATGACCGCGACGATCGAGTGTCCGTGTGGCAAACAGTTCGAACATGAGTTCCTCGCTGGAATCGCTGAGAAGATTAACACAACCCGAGAATCCGAAAAACAAAAGACCGGGGTTTTGAGTAAACCTGTGGACAAAGAGGACAATTAACCTTGTAAAAAAGTTATGATGTGAACAAATGACCAAGGAGCACGTAATTAGATTTTTAGAACGGATGATAGTCGAAGGAACTGGTGGCGATTACTCTAAGCAAGAGATGCAAGAAAAAATAGACCTACTGAAAAAAGAGATGAAGGGTGAAAAATGATTATAAAAGAAATTGACGACCTTAAAATAAGTATTGCCAAACTTGAAACTGAGGTTAAAGAAGGGCGCGTTCTGAGTTGGCGAAACGAGGCCGACGTATCATCGGCGCGTTGTCTCGTTGATTTAGTTCTGCACGACCAAAAGAAGGAAGAAAAATGAGGGTTTGAAAAATGACTTGTAAACATTTTCGAGTCGTTGAAGTGGAGAATAATAGGGGTTTTTATCTTTGCGTCCTTTTTAAACTCCGCGTAACGAAAGAATTTTGCGGGGTAGGGTGTAAAAAGGAAGAAGAAAAATGAGGTGTGAAAAATGGCATCAGACGAATGGCGGAAATTTTTAGCAGAGAATTTCAAAGACGAAGGAGACGTTGCCTTAAATTTAGAAGAGCTTACGGTAGAGCAAATTCATGGTTTCTTAGGCATCGCAGAACGCAGGCTATTAGCATACACCGCAGAACAAGGCCACAAGGGAATGATGACACGCATTGTTATGTGGAAGTTAGACGAAATTCGCCGTCAACTTAAATACGCTCGCAATTCGCTAGGGACGGTTATAGGCTTTGAAACGTGGCTTACTAATGTGATAGAAAGCGCAAGGAAAGGAGAAAGAGATATAACTGAGTGAGGTATACTTAATTCAGCGAATTGAGTTAGGGCATTTCTCGATTCGTGAGGATGGGAGCATAAGGGATAAGACCATTTTTTCACCTCCTTATGACATACGCTGCATTCAAAGGGCAAACGGTGATTGGAGAATGAGCGAACTAAGTTTAAGAACGTGTCTTGCGATTGATCTGTATCCGGGAATAACGTGCGCTGAATGTTTGAAGGATCATAACGGTTGCAGATACAAGCGGGAGGAACGTATGATGCAAGAGAGGCACGAATGAACACATCGATCGCTTGCAGGAAGCAAACACATGCACAGTTCAATTATCTCCGTCACAAAATGGCGATCCATCGTGCGAAGTATATGACGCAAGACGAGTTGCTTTGTTTGTTGCTTGACAACTTCGATTATTGTGTATTGGAGAACGAGATCGACGTTGACTCAACTGTGGATCAGATCGTTCCGCATAAGGTGGACACAAGGGATGATTCATTGATATGGTGAACGATGACATACAAACCAATGACCGCGACGATCGAGTGTCCGTGTGGCAAACAGTTCGAACATGAGTTCCGAGTCAGAAACAAGAACGGCAAGATCATCAAGACCAACGGACGACCGCCGATCTATTGTCCTGACTGTGCGACCGAACGAAAGACACGAACCGCAACTCGCGGACATTGGATTCACCATTAACATGACGAACAGAAGATGCAACTCTCCGTATGTTTATGAACTCGTCAAAGGTTGCCAGTTCTTAACCGTTGTCAAAGGCGAACGTCTTTGCAGTTGTCCGAACAACTGTGAGAGTTGTCGAGTTGGTATGATTCAGATTAGAGGATTAGATGAATGAGAAGATGAACTCGATTGACTTGCCACGTTGTGCAAGATGCGGCGTGAAGATGACGACACAAGATGCGATATGCAAACGATGTAAGTGCATTATCGAATCAGAAGCAAACAAAGATAAAGATTGAAGTCAACTATATAACGCGAGTCGGTTTAGTGGCATTACTCGACTCGTAGAACGGAAGCATATAAAAGAGTTAAGACCATTTTTTCACCTCCTTAAATCTGCGAGTTGCTTGCCCGGGACGTATGGCCCCGGATACGGCACATGCTTCCGTTCTCCTCCTTAATCTTGAATCTCCTTACTTTTTGATAAAGTCCTTTGTAATAGATTTAATATCCTTTATTTGCGATGCGATTCATATTTGAACCGTGCCTACGACAAGCGAAGGATTATTAACCCGGGTTCGCAAGGCAGTCACAAGACAACCGACACCTGTTGGCGCAAGTGTGACAGGTGGATCAACAGCAAACTCTTTTATCACACAGTATCTTGGGGCCGCACGACAATCGACCGGCGTCAAGCGCGGCATTCCGCAATTTCTCAATGCTTATAACACCTTACCGTGGTATCGTGCCGCAGTCGGCAAGATCTCACACTCAATCAGCGGCGTCGAATGGTTGGGATTGACCGAAGATCCTGAGACGGAGCAAATGGTTCCTCTCGAGGACATACTCGAAGGACAGAAACATCCGATCGAGATCTTCTTATCGAAACCGAATCCATTTTTCAGTTGGCAAACGGTTATGTTCCTGTGGTCGGTTCACTTGCGGACAACTGGCGAAGCATTCGGCGTTTGGGATTCAACTCCCGAAGGAATGCAGATATGGCCGATCACTCCGAATGCGATCACCAAATTGCCAACACCTGCCGAACCTGCCTTTATGATCTCACTCCCAACAGGTCAGTTCCCGATCCCAATGGAGGAAGTCTTTTGGATGATCGATCCTGATCCTGTCGTTCCTTACTCAAGAGGATCCGGCGTTGCTCAATCTCTCGACGATGAACTATCAACGGATGATGAAGCGGCAAAGACTGTTCGCGCATTCTTTGAGAAACAAGCACGACCTGACATCTTAATCACCGGCAAAGGATTGAATCCCGAAAAGACAAAGAAGATCGAGGAGGATTGGATCGAGAAACAATCAGGTTTTTGGAACGCATTTAAACCGCACTTCATGAGTGAAGCGGTCGAAGTCACCACGTTTCAACAGGACTTCCAAGCGATGCAGTTCATCCCGTTGCGGCAATATGAACGTGACACGATCATCCAAGTGTTCGGTATACCGCCTGAGATCATCGGCATATTGAGTAACAGTAACCGGGCGACGATCGAGGCCGCTGATCTGTTCTTCTCACGATACACATTAACACCAATCTTAAACCAAATGCGCGAGGCATTCCAAAAGCAACTCGTTCCTAAGTTCGATGATACCGGACTTATTGAGATCGACTTCGTCTCGCCGATTCAAGAGGATAAAGACTACAAACTCGCCGTGATGACCGCCGCACCGTACGCATTCCTGATCGATGAAGTTCGAGCGGCGGCAGATGAGGAACCTTTACCTGACGAGATGGGTCAACGGTTCCCGTTGGCGATGAACATCGATCTTAACCCACTTACACCCGAGGCGACGGTACCCGAACCAACACAACCAACGACAGAACCGTTGCCTGATCCGACCGGACAAGATACGTCCGAGAATCCCGCAGTCACCGATGTCCCCGGCTCGAATGAACCAAACGTCCTGATGCCCGAAGCTGCTTCAATGTCCTCACAACAAAACAAACGCAGAAAAGGCGGACGAAAGGTTCGCACGGGCCGGGGTTACGTCGTGACGTTGCGACAAAGACGGCGCTACAATTAGGAGGTTTATAAGATGGTTTCATGGACAGTTGCAGGGACGACAGATACCGCAATGACGGCATACATAGCCGAACGATTGGCACAAGACAACGTCACCGTGACCTTAGATCAAGCGGTGATGGAATTGCTCGCAATTGGGGTCAAGATCAAGAACCACGGCGGAGCATTCGGCACGGTATGAAGGTGAGCGAATGGCAAAGATCGAAGTTGAAGATGTGCTGAAGTATTGCAAAAGTCAGATACTGCGAGAGGAGGTCGAACGAGACAAGCGGGATAAGCAACCGTTCGCCGCATCAAGG